TTAAAAGAGTAGAAACTGAACTCACAAGACTAGAAAGAATTGGAGGAATCGAATCAGTAGTTCCTTCCGAAGGACTAGTATTTATATACAAAGGAAAAACCTATAAGCTAACTGGAACTTTTGCTCCATTTAATCAACTTTTAGGAATAATAAAATATGGTAGGTAAAATGAAACACATAATGATATTCGAACAATTTGTAAATGAAGCTAAATCTATAGATAGGGATGAAATGATGGTATGGTTAGAACAATATCTTGATTTTGTAAGTCAATCTGAAGAATTCAATGGCTCTCCTGGTGGAATATGGATTTCTGGAGAAAATGGAGACGAGTACAAAGGTAAAAGAATTTATGACTACTATTCAATGGACCACAAAAATAGAATATTTGGGGTAGACAAAAGGTGGGAAAAAGAACTTAATAAAAGAGGTTGGTATAGTGAATGGCATGATGCAGGAACTGTAATGATTTGGCCTAATTAAAAGAAACTATGGCACTACAAAATTTAAGAACATATTATAGCGAAAGCAATATTAATGATTTTCAAAAAATGCTAAATCTAACCTGCGTTGTTGCAGAAAAGATACAAGCGTCTTCTTTCCATGTTCAAAAAACTGATAAAGGATATAATTATCATAAGAGTGGAAATAAATCACCAATGGATAAGGTTGATAGAACAATTGTAAAGTACTATGAAAATGCAGTGACCTATTTTGAATCACAGCCCGATCATATTAAAGAGCAAATGCCTTTAGACTGGAGATTTGGATTTGATTATATGACCGATTCAAAAACAGTCAATATAAAGTACGACAGAATACCTAAAAATAATTTGATGCTTTCACATATACAAGTAATGAGTCCTAATGACCCTACTTTAATAAAGAAAGTAATCAGAGATCCTAAAATCTTAGAAAAGTGGGCTGACATCCTAGAAGTACAAAGACCTCAAATTTTACACCAAGGAAAACTTTCTGATTATCAAAAGGATGAGATTACAAAATTACTAAATTTAAGCGATACTGATTTCGATGCACAGTTTGAGTCTCTAAGCTTTTCTAGAAAAATGTATTCTATATTTAATAGAGGATTAAATTCAACTGCTCTTAATGAAGATTTAGATGGTGAGATTGATTCAATTATTATTAATTTTTTCGAAGGTAAAAGTGTAAAGAGTTTTAAGATATGTCAAGGAGAAGATCTTATAAAAGAAAACAGAAAACCATCTGACATATACCAGATAGCACTACTAGATTTAGTTGAATATTTTACAACATATGATATTGAAAACCTAGAATTAAACGAAAATGATTCTGACAAAAGATATATTGAACTAATCTCTCAATTATTTAATGCATATGTTGATAAAAACGCAACCAAATATATTGGAGTTAAATTTGAGTCTGCTGAATTTTCTGACTCACCAAGTTTTTCACTAAACACTAAGTTTATCACTAATGAAAAAACAATAGAGTTAGTAGCTAACCAGGTGCTAGAAGAATTATATAAAATTGCGCTAGGTTCTTTTAGAAAAAGAAGACTTAAAGAAACTGAAATTATTAACAATGACTTAATGTCTCAAATTAACGAGATCGTTGATAAAATAGAGTCAGTTGTAATGCTTCAAAACAATGAATCAAATCTCATGAGCTTTAAAACATTTTTAAATCACGAAAACCTAAAACATCAAGTAAGTCCTATTACTGAAGCACTGACTGTTAGTTACCCTAAACAAGGTAAAAAGCCAGTAAATATGTTTGTTGGTCGCTTTCAGCCATTTACATTGGGACATGCTAAGGTAATAGAAACTATTAACAAACAAAATGGTTATCCAGTAGTTATATTTTTAATTAAATCAAAGACTAAAAAACCAGAGGATGCATTTAAGAGACCTTATGACGAGGAAACTCAAATTGCAATGCTTAATCAATTAAAGTCAAAGTATCCTATTGAAAAAGTTTATGTTCTTCCAACTGCTGGCATAGACCACATGTTTAATGCAATGAGGGCAGACGGCTATGAACCTGTACTTTGGGGTACTGGAACTGATAGGCTTAAAACTTATTCATACCAAGTAGATAAACCAGAATATAGAGAAGATCTCGGAGTCAGAGATGATTTTGGTCTATTCGAGATTCCAAGAACTGGTAAAAATATTTCAGCAACTCAAGTAAGAAATGCAATGCTTGACAACGATGAAAAGCTATTTAAAAAATTAACTCCTAAGCAAATTCATGGAATGTACAATGAGCTAAAAACAAAATTAGAAGACAGCGTGTCTACTAATGAATCGGAGTTTTTAACATTTGAAAAATTTATAAAGAATATATAAAAAAATAAAACAAGCAATAAAATGATTGATTTTAATGAATTTTCTCGCAATCTAAGCGAGTCAAAGAAAATCGTTGTAAAAAGACAATATACTGAAAATCACCCAGCAATTACAATTGGATTTGCAGCAAAGGTAAGAAATAAAATATTGTCAACTGTTGGAACAACAACAATTACAAGCGAAGATTTTGAAAAATTAGTTTCTGAATTTTCAAAAAGTGCCCCAAAATGGATCTCTAGGAATTCTAGATATTTTAATGTTTCTGAAGATGGAGTATCACTATCAAAAATAGGGTCTAGAGCGCTGTCGGTATTAAATATTAATGAAGAAGAATCTGAAGAAGAAATTACTGAATCTTTTATGATCGCAGAGGGTCAATTCTCATGGATGACACAAGATACTGAAGAGCAAATCGGTTCTGACAAAGAGAATACAATTGACGTTTGGATGTATGATAATAGAGGAAATTCTTGGTTTGAAGGTAAATACGAAGGCTATGGAGAATTCGGAGGAATGGACTATTATGAATTGCTTGCTAGAATGAATGGATATTCTGAAGAAGACTTAGAAGATAAAAGTCTTACGAAAAAAATCAAAATGGTTTCTAAATCTTTAAGAGATTTCGGTATTGCTATTGCATTTGGAAGTCTAGAAACAAGAGATAAAGGTAAAAAACCTCTTTTTCCAGCGCTCGTAACAACTGCTAAATATAACTGGAAAAGACATGATTTTACCAAAGAAGCAGCATCGGATCCAAACCAGTCATGGTATACTGGAGGTGATGAAGACTATTATGATGACTATGATGGTTATGACGAATCTAAGATTTGTGAGGCTCGTGTAGAAATGGATGCAGTAGATCCAGATGATAAAGACTTCTTAAAATTCTTAAAGAAAAATAGAGTTAAGATCACTGATAAAATGATGGATGGTCCAGGTGGAGGTCACCCGGTAATTACAATGCAAGGTAAAAGAAAAGACCTTGAAAAGGTACTAAGTGATTGTGACTATGGATGGTGTGATGATGGATTAGCTGAGTATATTGAAGAATCAGCAATTAACGAAGGTATTCATCCTAAAATTAAGAAAGCTATCAAGGCTGTTGAGAAAGGTGAAACCGTTTATGGTGAGAATATCAGATTCCCTGGTAGATTTAAGATTATAGAATTTTCACCGACTGGATCAATGGCTACAGTAGACTATGAAGATGGTAAAGGACCAATGGACATGGTTTCAATGAATATTAAGCTTGATTCTTTACAGTTTGAATCAGTAACTACAGAGGGTAGAGCATTTGTTGCGGCTGCTAAAAAAGCAAAAGACGATGGAGACAAAGAATTTGAATTTGATGGTAAAAAATATCCAGTAACAATTAAAGAAGGTAGAGCATTTGTTGCGGCTGCTAAAAAAGCAAAAGATGCTGGAGATAAAGAATTTGAATTTGACGGTAAAAAATATCCAGTAACAATTAAAGAGGATAGAGCAGTAAGTGAAGGTAAAGAAGAAAAAGAAGCTAAAAATATTTTACTAGATCTTTTAGGAGAATATGATCCATGGGAATTAGCTGACATGTTACCTGATGATGCTAGAGAAACAGTTGCAACTTATGGACATAAGGGTGCTAAGGCTGAAAAAATAGCAACTGCATTATTATCAATGGCTCAAAATGGAGAATTTGAATCAAAGAGAAACAAAAAAGAGGACAAATTCATATATGAGTCTTTTAAATCATATGTACAATCTTTAAGTAATAACACAGTTAATGAAGCATTTAAGTCTTCAAAGCTACAGTCTATTCTAGCAGGTGCAAAATCAATGCCAAAGAATCTAGCAAAGTCATTTTATTCAATGTCAAAACTTCAACTAGATAAAATTGAAGATATTGATATTATTGAAATGGATCCAATTTCTGCTAAAAAAGAAAAAAGAAATAGAGCTGTATATTTTTACTTTACAACAAACGAAAAAGAAAACCCATATGCAAAGTCATATTCATATGGTGTAAAAAGTATTCCTGGAAACACACTACTTGCAATGACAGATGGCAAGAATCAATGGTTATCTACGGGATGGATGCGAGGTGAATCAACAGTAACAACTTCAAAAAGAGATGATAGTATAGGATTCTCAAAATCAAGTACACAGGATGAATGGGGTTCAGGAATATCAAGTCTAACAAAAGTTGCAGAATTAGCCGACAGAGCGTATGTATTAGATCTTGACGTACTAGATGCAAGATACTCATCATCTGCAAAAAGAACTGAAAGAGAGCAATCTAAAAAAGGAGCAATTGCCTTCAAGTCTGATAAAGATTTTAGAAAAGAAAATAAGGACAGATACCACACAATTCTTGCAAATCGAGCAGCACAAATGCCAATAGACGCTGAAGTTTTAAAGGCCATTGATGTTGTTGCTGAGCAAATTAAAAATGGAATTGCTAATAAAGAAACATCTAAATACGGTGAACCGATTATTGGAACAGATCCTAAAGGAAGAAGTGTTTCTTTAAGAGATGCTTCGAACGCAATGTCAAATCTATTAGATGACTTTAGAAGATACGTAGACTATACAAATAACGCAGAACAAGAAAAGAATGCTGGATATGAAGGTAGTTATTACGAAAGAGAAGTTAAGAACTATGCAAAGTCTATTAAAGATAGAATTAAAAAGATTCAAAATATGGACTATGTCTGGTAAACTTAAAAAAGTTTTTTTTGAGTATTGGATTAAACCATGGCACTCATTGTAATCAAAACATTATATTATGAAACACGTAGAATTATTCGAACAATTTATTAGTGAGAATACCACTAAACTAACAGAAGCACTTGATGCAGGTGTAGTTACTAAAGTAGTTAAGTTGCAATTTGATATTAGCGATGAGATTAAAATAGACGATGAGGTTCTATTAGCCTTGGGCCCAGATGCAGTCGGTATGTTCTCAATCGCGGAAGATATTGAAAAGTGGACAGGCTTAAAAAAGGCCGAGGCTGAGGCATATGATACTAAACCTACTGATGCATTTCTTTATGGTATGTCTAACGTAATGAACGGCGGCGCTGATATGTTTTTGTGGATAACTATGGATCGTTTAAAAGGCGAGGCTGAAGCAAGCGGTAGCTTATTCGCTGCAATGATGGATGTTTTACCGCATGAGTGTTTTCACCTAGCTAAAAAAGTATTAGCTCGTCATCAAGCTAAAAAATTAGGAGTTTCTCTTAAAGGTGATGAGTGGATTAAACATGACTATGGTCAAGGAGAATACACGTGGCCTTCAGAAGGTGATCATAAGGATCCAATGGTAGTTATGAGCGAAGAAGACTTTGCATGGGTATATGGTTATATTACAAAAGCCGTAGCTCCTGTGTTTATTGAATTGGGTAAAACAATAATTCCTGAAATAGAAAATTTTGAAATATGAAACACGTAAAATTATTTGAACAATTCATTAACGAAGAAAAAATCAACGTTAAGAAAGAAGTTAAGAGACTTAAAAAAATGGGATACGATGCTTCAGAATGGGGTGATGGTATTATGGTTGACGGTGTAGATGCACCAAATCCGGATTGGGATGGAAAGGTAACAATGGTTTGGGACGAAGAAGGTATTTACAGCGATGATGAAAGATATACTGGAAACGATCATAGTTATGATAAATTCCTAGATATAATCGAGTATCCAGAGGACACTAAAGACGAGTGGGAATAAATTGTAAAAAATACGATTTAAAAATAAATTTAGCAATCAATGGAAGATAATGTAGAAGAAATGAACATAACACTAGCAAGTGTTGGTGGTATGGGAGCTGTAAAACTTCCAACTTCTACTGAGTACACAGGTACCGGAGATGTTCCAGCAGGTCAAGGAGATGCTAAAGAAGAATTTAAGAAAAAAAGAAAAAAGAAAAAAATGAAAAATATTCAGACTTTTGAATCATTTATTTCAGAAGAGTATGTAGAGCTTGCTGGATTTGATACATTTACAGAAAGGCTAATTGAAGAGTTTAAAGATTGGTATAAAGAAACTGCAAATAATTGGGAAGATTTTTCAAAAAATATGGCCGAAGATTCGGTTGATGAAGCTGCAAAAAATGCACAGATGGAAATCTTAGCATATCTTTCAAATGAAATGAATAAGGTGATTACCGATAGAAAGTATCGAGTAAAGGCAGACTTTAAATAAAAACTATATAAATGAAACATATAAAACTATTTGAAGCATTTGTAAATGAGTCTAGTGGTAGAATACCAACTACTCTTTATCCTTCTGAGTTTAGACAATATTTCTCAGATATAAACTATGACACTCTAAAGCGTCAATATGATAGAGATACTCAACCAGAAGTTGCACAAGCTGACAATGGAAAATGGTATGAAGTATCATCTCATTATAATAAATCAGGAGATAGAGTTGTTAAATTAAAGTCCGTTAAGGCCCCTAAATAATCATGAAACATATAAAACTATTTGAAGCATTTGTAAATGAATCAGCAATTGATGCACTTGCTAGCGAGATTAAAAACGCTGAAGTATATGACGCACTTTCTGATGAAAGTACAGTAAATGCAAGGTCGACTACTAAAACATGGGACGATGGAGTTCCAGTTCTAAAATATATTGCTAGAGCATCTAAAAAGTCTGTAAAATTACCGAAAAAGTTTAAAGTAGTAGATGATTCTGAATATGGATGGTGGTATTTTCAAATTGGAAACACGTGGTATGGAATAGAACAATCTGATTATAGCACTCCTCCATTTGAGTACTAATTTAAAATAGTTTTAAAATATTTAAGCCGAGATTTTTTAGTCTCGGCTTTTTTGTTTATATTAGCTTAGGAAACAAGTGTGAACCTTCTTCTATAACTATAGAATTCTATAGCTATAGAACATTGATATGATAACAGGAGTACAACCAAAAATATTGCTAGAACACGAAGAGATGAATTGGGAACTTGTTCGCTCGCATGATGGATTAACTAAGCGTTCAAGTAAAATCCTTTGGATTGAATGGAATGAGGACGGTACCTTTAAAGATAAACATAATACTCCTGAAATAGAGAGGTCTCTGATCATGTCTCCATTTAACCAATTTTTCACATGGCAAACTACTACAATTACTGAATTAATTGAGGCCACTGATGACTTAATTAGGTTTAAAACTAGAAATAGTGAATATGAACTACGTAAAATAGTAAATGAATGAAAATAGCACTAGTAGCCCATGATGGAAAAAAGGCAGATATGGTTGCTTTTGTAATGAAGAGACTAGACTTCTTCAACCGGGAAGACGTAAAACTTGTAGCAACTGGAACTACGGGAGCAAGCATCTTGCATGCTGGCGTGGAAAAAGTAGAGCGGGTAAATAGTGGTCCTCTTGGTGGTGATGCAGAAATAGGAGCAATGGTTGCTCGTGGTGAAATGGATGCAGTTGTGTTTTTTAGAGATCCTCTCGACAAACACCCGCATGATGTTGACATTTCAATGTTGATGAGACTTTGTGACGTACATAATGTCCCATTAGCAACTAATTATAAAGCAGCACATATAATAATTTTATATCTTAGTAAAAATGATGTATCTTAGATTTTTTATTGTAAAGTTTTTAGAAGCAATTGGAGCACTTTTAGGTATTCTTCTCTTTCCTTTGGTATACTTATTAAGACGCCAAATTGATAATAATCCAAGGCTATTTAAGGTGTTAGGTCTCTGGTATTTAACAAATCAAGATGAGCCAAGCCACCTTGAAAACTGGTATGGTTTTTATGAATTAAGACCTGAAGTTGCAGACATTCTATATGAATACAATAGAATGACGAAGTGGGAGCGTTTTTCCCAGTCATTTGAATGGGTAGCTATGCGAAATCCAGCATGGCAGCTAAAGTTAGCTTTGGCAAAAAAAACAAATGGAGACATTATTGAGATTAGAGTACATAATGTCATAGGTGAAGAAGGTGGCATGATATGGAGAGATAAAACAGTTACAGGTCTGCAATTTGCAACATTTTATATCAGAGGACACAAGCACTTTAGATACAGTTGGACTAAAAAAATCGCTGGAAGATGGGTCAACTTAATGTTAGGAACAAAACAGGGAAGATATGTTTCTAAATTTAGAGTATTTAATGAATTAGGAAGATGGGGATAAATATTTTACAATCGGTTTAGAAACAGTCTTACATCTATTAATATAACTTAAACATTAACTTAGAAAAAAAATCAAATGCTATTAGACATCGAGCAAAAGGACCAAGAAATAATTGTATCGTATTATAATAAAGAAGGAAAAGTAGCATTTAAAAGATACCCGGTAAGTCAATTTGAAAATTGGGTAGTAACAGAAGAAACAGATAAATGGCGCGACCAGAATTTTGTAAATTGGGACGGTCGCCCAATTAAAAGACAAAGGGCGAGATCTTTTAATAAGTTCTCGCTTGTCTATTTTATGGATTCTCTTCCTGAAAGCGATCAAGAAGAAATATTTGCATTTAATATGCCAAAAACATATTTTGTTGATATTGAGACTGAGATTGTTGATGGCTTTCCAAAAGCAGAAGAGGCAAAGAGTAGAATTCTTACCTTTTCAATAATCACACCTGATCGCAAGGCAATAGTTCTTGGCTTAGATGATTTATCTAGCGAGCAAATTAAAAAGATTGAAGAGAACACTAATAAACACTTCGAGAAGTACGATCAAGACTGGGAGTTCTCTTATTATAAATTCAAGGATGAATATAATATGCTATATACATTCTTGCATAAGTTTTTGCCTAAGTTTCCTATGATGACGGGCTGGAACTTTATTAACTATGACTGGCAATATATTGTAAATCGATGTAAAAGGTTACAACTTGACCTAACTGAAATAGCGGTCACCGGTGCTCTTGATAAAAATGATAGTAGGCCTTTACATATGGGTATTCTTGATTATATGCAACTTTACGATAAATATGACAGATCTGTTAAAGTCAAAGAATCAAATAAACTTGATTTTGTTTCTGGCCAAGTTCTCGATGTTGCAAAAATTAAATATACTGGAGGATTGCAAGATCTTTATCAGAATGATTTTCAAAAATATGTTTATTATAACGTAGTCGATTCAATTTTGGTTTATTATATCGATCAAAAGTTAAAATCAATGGAAGTTATTATGACCCTTGCAACAATCACAAAAATGCCTTTGTATAAAGCAGCTTCACCAGTTGCTGTAACCGAAGCTCTAATGGCTCGAAAAATGGCAGAACTAAATCGAAAAATTGGAGTAGATTATAGTCAAGAAGATAATAAAAAAGATGGTAAATATGCAGGTGCTTTTGTAAAGCAGCCTATTGTTGGTTACTATTCCGGTGTAAGTGCATTTGACTTTGCGTCACTATATCCTTCGGTAATGAGACAATTTAATATTTCACCAGATGCATATGTTGATATTATTCCAACAAATGAAATCAAAGAACGTCGCAAAAATACTGAGGAGATTGTTTGTGAAAATGGAGTAGTATATAAAAAGGAAGACTCAATTCTAAAAAAGATTCTTAGCGATCTTTATTCTCAACGTAAAGAATACAAAGCAACGTCATATGAATTTTATGAAAAAGCACATGAACTTAAAAAAAAATTTAGGTAATACTGTGCACTTCGCTTGAAGGTTTCTGAATATATAAAAAACATAGAAATCAACAAGCATAGGGTCTAAAAATATTTTGTATTTAGACCTTTTTTAGTCTAAAAAATAAGGTAATATAAGAATATGTCAATATTTAAAGAAAGAATAGAATTTAAACCATTTGAATATCCAATCTACTACACTGAAGGTTGGTTAAAACAAGCCCAAGCATTTTGGCTTCACACTGAAATTTCAATGCAAGGCGATGTAAAAGATTGGAATGAAAAAATGGAATCACATGAAAAAAATCTAGTAGGAAATATACTATTAGGATTTGCTCAAACAGAATGTGCAGTTTCAGATTACTGGACTGGTATGGTTACCAACTGGTTTCCAAAGCATGAAATTAAGCAAATGGCAATGATGTTTGGTTCACAAGAAACTATTCACGCAACAGCATATTCATACTTAAATGAAACACTAGGACTAGAAGACTTTACAGCATTTCTACACGAACCAGCAACTGCTGATAAATTTGAACACTTAACTTCAGTTGAAGCTGATTGGTCTCATGAAGATTTAGCATCAAGTTCAGAAGCTAGAAAGCAGGTAGCCAGATCACTGGCAATCTTCTCTGCTTTTGCCGAAGGAGTTTCACTATATTCATCATTTGCAGTTTTATATTCATTCCAGATGCGTAACCTTCTTAAGGGGATTGGTCAGCAAATGAAATGGTCTGTTCGTGACGAATCACTTCACAGTAGAATGGGATGTCAATTATTCCGTCATATGTGCGAAGAATATCCTGAACTAAAACAAGAAGTAAAAGACGATGTTATTAGAGCAGCAGAGTTAATGGTAGAAATGGAGCATAAGTTTATTGATAAAATGTTTGAAATGGGAGATCTTGAAAACCTAAAAGCAGAAGATCTAAAGCATTTTATTGTAAAAAGAGCAAATGAAAAAATTGCAGAATTAGGATATGTTGAAGGTCCATTTATGGAATTTGATGAATCAAAGGCATCTGAATTAGATTGGTTCTATCATTTAACAGGAGGAACAACACACACTGACTTTTTTGCAATTAGACCTACTGACTATTCAAAAGCAGGCGAGGATGAAAACTGGGATGAAGATGACATCTTTTAAATAAGTATATGATTAATTTTTTTAAAAACAAAGAAGATAAAATGGATAAAGACGCATGTGCGATCAATTATGGTGAAACCCTTGGATGGGAACTTGGTGTAGATTTTCCAACATGGGCAAATACAGAAATATATGTAAAAACTATTAGTAATGGATACCTTCTAGAAGGAGAAACCCCAAAAGATGCATATTGGAGAGTTGCAACCACTGTAGCAAAGAGATTACAAAAACCAGAAATGGCTAGTAAGTTTTTTGATTATATCTGGAAAGGTTGGTTAAACTTAGCATCGCCGGTTCTATCTAACACTGGAACTGAAAGAGGTCTACCAATTTCTTGTTTTGGACTAGACGTTGCTGATTCAATTCACGACATTGGTGCAAAAAACCTAGAAATGATGCTTTTAGCAAAACATGGAGGTGGTGTTGGAATTGGAATCAATCAAATCAGACCTGCAGGTGCTACTATTCGAGGTAACGGTACAAGTGATGGTGTAGTTCCATTCTGCAAGATTTACGATTCAACAATTCTAGCTACTAACCAAGGTTCAGTTCGTAGAGGCGCTGCTTCGGTAAATATTGACATTGAACATAAAGATTTCTGGGAATGGTTGGAGATTAGAGAGCCAAAAGGAGATGTAAATAGGCAATCTTTAAATCTACACCAATGCGTTATTGTTCCAGATGCATTTATGCAAAAGATTAAAGAAGGAGATAAAGAGGCTCGTAAAAGATGGGCAGCTCTACTAAGAAAACGTAGAGCTACTGGAGAACCATATATTATGTTTAAAGGTAATGTAAATAACGCAAATCCAGATGCATATAAGAACAATGGATTAAAGGTTTACATGACCAATATTTGTTCTGAAATTGCATTACACACTGATGAGAATCATTCGTTTGTGTGTTGTTTAAGCTCATTAAACCTAGCAAAATATGATGAGTGGAAAGATACTGATCTTATTTACACAGCAACTTGGTTCTTGGATGGTGTTCTCGAAGAGTTTATTCAAAAGGCAAAATACATGCGAGGGTTTGAGAACTCTATTCGTTCAGCAGAAAAAGGAAGAGCATTAGGACTTGGAGTTCTAGGATGGCACACTTATTTACAAGATAGAAATATTCCATTTGAGGGATTATCTGCTCAATTTGAAACTCGCAAAATTTTTAGTGAATTAAAGACTGAAAGTGAAAAGGCTAGCCGAGATATGGCAAAAGAATATGGAGAGCCTTTGTGGTGCGTTGGTACAGGAATGCGCAATACACACCTTAGAGCAGTAGCACCTACTGTTTCTAATAGCAAATTGAGCGGAAACGTTTCTCCAGGTATTGAACCATGGGCAGCAAATGTATTCACAGAACAAACAGCAAAAGGAACATTTATTCGCAAAAATAGTACATTAGAATTAGCACTAGAATCAATCGGTAAAAACACGAAGGATACTTGGGATAAGATACTAGAAGATGGAGGAAGTGTTCAAGGGATTGATTGGATGGATGACTATTATGTACATCATGGTGAATTAAACACTAATAAAGAAGGATGGGGAAAACCAATTCACAAAAAAGATCTTGAAAAGGCACCAGAGGCTGCAAGATCTAATTTTATTCCAATAAAAGATGTGTTTAGAACATTTAAGGAAATTAATCAAATGGAACTAGTACGACAGGCTGGAGTTAGACAGCAATATGTTGACCAGTCAGTTTCATTAAACTTAGCATTTCCAAATACAGCAGATCCTAAATTTATTAATCAGGTTCACCTTGAAGCATACGATCAAGGTATAAAAACACTCTATTACATGAGAACGGAAAGCGTTCTGCGAGGAGATATTGCAACTAGAGCAACTGATCCCGACTGCTTAAGCTGTGACGGTTAATGTAATAGTAAAAATGGTGAGGTTTGAAGACCTCGTCTTAGGGCCGTGGTAGTTCACGGAAGAGGCCAGGGGTTCGCTACTTCCTGGCCTCACTTTTATGAAACAGTTTGAACTATACACATATAATCTTTAAATTCTTTAAACAAATAAAAAAATATGAAACTAGTAATTGATCGAGTTGACCAACATGCGTTAACGAACTTTATTAATCGAGTAAGACTCATTGATTCATTCATTTATATGAAAATGGATGCCAATCGAATCACATCAGCAGTGTATCTTCCACAAAGAGATGCGGTAAAGTATCACGCAGTCAACACTGATGCTATCTTTAAATTAGCATCAACTCCAGAAACTGATAAAGAAATGAAGCTAGCATTTTTTGACGGAGCAAAAGTTATTGATGCTATTAAACATTTTGATAGTGACGCGATTAAAGGTGAAATTGAATTCATTGAAAATGATGAAGACCTAGTAGCATCTACTATTAAACTTTTTAATGATGAGCTAGAAATTACGCTATCATGTTCTGAACCTTCTCTTGGATTTAAAGATCTATCTCTTGACCAAATTGAAGGCATTTTCTCAAGAGAAGGTAGCGAATTCAATTTTGAATTAGACACATACTCAATTGGAAAAGTTAAAAATCTATTTACATTAGATAAAGATGAAACCTTTGCAATTAAGGCTAATGGGACTGGAGTTAATGTAAAGGGTAAATCATTTAATGTAGTAATTAATCCTGAAAGTAATGGTGATGGCGAAGTTACAGTTTATAAAAAATATCTAAATCTTCTTGATAAAGAAGAACAGACTGTATACATTTCACAATCTAAAGTAGTTTTTGCATCAAAAGATAGTGAAACTCTCTTGACCGTATCAACTTGCCAAACGGCTTAATATGAATATAGAAGAGTTAAAGAATAAACCAACCGATCAGTTAAGCAAAGATGAAGCAGGGCTCCTTATACAATACTATGAGGAGCTCTCTGCTAAATATACAGCTTATGAGCAGGCAGTTAAAGTAACTTTGAACTCTATCTATGGTGCATTTGGTAATAAGTGGTTTCACTTTTTCAATATTGACATTGCAGAATCAATTACTTTACAAGGACAAGATGCTATCCTATACTCAGAAAGTATTATAAACAAGTATTTTCAAGAATTCTTTCATATAGATTCAGCAGTCCATGAAAAGTTTAATATTAGAGTTAAGCATAGGCTAGAAAAACCTTCAGTAATATACATTGATACTGACTCTTGCTATGTTCAATTTGAAGAAATGTATAATGCGGTAGAATGGCTAGGTGAAGAAAAATCAATAGACACGTTTATCATAGAGCTTTATAATTATAGACTTAAAAGCTATATTGTTAAAGCTATGGAAAAGTACGCTGAAAAAAGAAATACTGATAATTTCTTGGTTTTTGAATTAGAAACAATAGCATACAACGGTATTTGGATGAGTAAGAAAAAATACATTCAAAATATTGCATGGGACGATAAATTAGAAATAACAGATCGACATCCATCTTTGAAAAAAGTAAAAACCATTGGCTTCGATACAATTCAATCTTCTACACCTAAATTTGCACGTGAAAAACTAGTAGATGCTCTTAAAATTTTATTTAAAAAGCATCAACAGCCAACTGCCGAAGATTTACAAGAGCTTGTTACGTTCATGAAGCAATCTAAAAAAGAGTTTAAGCTTGCAGATCTTGACGATATTTCTTTTAATAAAAGGACAAATAATATTGAAAAATATATCGTAGATGACCAAATAGAACTTCAGTTCGGGCTAAAGTGTCCACCTAATGTAAAGGCAGCCGGATACTATAACTATCTACTAAATAATAATACTAAATATAAAAATAAGTATAAGTTAATTGGTAATGGAGAAAAGCTAAAAATATACCATGTAAAAGATTCATTAAGTGATACTTTTGCGTATATGCCAGGTGAACATCCATATGAATTTGCACCAACTGTTGATTACGACACTCAATTTGAAAAGTCAATGATCGATCCTCTTAATCGAGTCTTAAAAGCAATTGGTCTACAAACACTAGACACTAATCTAATTTATGCGTCTGCGCTATTTTAATCATGGAAAATACAACTAAACAAATCATGGACCTAGTGGAGCAATATCCAAATAATCTAGATCTAGGTAGAAAAGTAAGACAATTTTACTGGGAAATTAAAGAATCTTTAGATTCACAGTCAGATCCAAATCAATTAAAAATTCAATTTCCAGAATAATGATTGATTTACAAAATCTAACGGATGACCAAAAAGAAATTGTTAAAGAATACCAAACAATTTACAATAGAATTTCAGTGCTTGAAGATCAAATAAAAACATTAAGCGCTGAAGCATCCAAATTAATAGAACAATTAAACATAGTTCGACAAAAAGACAAAAAAATATTTGAAAGTTATGGCAAAGAAAAATAATAAATTTAGTTTCGAAGACATTAACGCAGAATTGGCAACCCTAAATCCACTTGGATCGGTAATGTCAAATTCAAGCTTTAGTGATGTGACCGAGTGGATTGACACTGGCAATTATCATCTCAATGCATGTGTTTCAGGTAGTTTGTTTGGTGGATGGCCAAACAACAGGTCATGTTCGATTGCAGGACCTTCTGGTACTGGTAAAACCTACTTGATTCTAAACTCTATTCGTAGAGCAATTGATATGGGTTACAGCATCATCTTCTATGATTCAGAAGCAGCAGTTGATAAAACTCTTATGAAAAAGTTCGGTATTGATACAGACAAAGTAAACTACCAACCGATCAATACAGTACAAGAGTTTAGGTCTTCAGTAACTACAATTACGAAGAGAATGCAAGAGGCTAAGCGTGCTGGTGCTGAACTACCCAAGATGATGATTATTCTTGATTCTGCAGGTAACCTCGCAACTCAAAAAGAAATAGATGATGCGGTTAGTGGTTCAGAGAAATCAGATATGACGCGTTCGAAGATTTTAAAGTCAATCTTCCGCATCATTATGACACCAATGGCAGACCTTAAGATCCCATTCCTATTCACAAACCACACATACCAGACACAAGACTTTATCTCTCGTCAGGTTGCAGGTGGTGGAACAGGACCAGAATATGCAGCTTCTATTGTGCTATTCTTAGGAAAAGCACAGCTTAAAGATTCTAGTGGAGAAAAGGCTGGTATTATAGTTACCGCAAAGCCAAATAAAAATAGATTTGCTAAACCACATCCAATCAAATTTCACTTGCATTTCAGTGAAGGGATGAATCGTTTTGTTGGATTAGAACAATATATCGATTGGGAAGAGATTGGTATTGCAAAGGGTGTAATTGAAAAAGGAGAAAAGATACCTAAAAAGACGGCTCGCAATTGGATTTGTAAGCACCTTGATGAAACGGTACCAAATAATGAATTCTTTACTGAAAAAGTATTTACGCAAGAGGTTCTAGAAAAGATCGAGAGTAAGATTCATCCACTATTTAACTATAACACTGAGGTTGAATTTGATTTTGATGAGTTAATAGAGGAAACTGAAGACTAATTTCTTCTATAAGCTTAAATAATAGTCATATGCAATTCGGTCAAGATTTTGAAAAAATATTTTTTAGACTTTCTCTTGAAAAGCCTAAATATCTACAAAGTATAAAAAACGGATACTACACGTCTGAAGAAATAGATGTGTTAAGTTATCTTGCGAATAAATTTTATATTAAGTTTAAAGAAACTCCTGGAAAAGATCAACTTAAGCTTTTAATACAAAACTATAAAAAAGCTAAAGAAAAGATTACAGATGGAATTCTTGACGTTATTTTTGATGTTGACTTAGCACAATACGATGAAGAGTGGTTAACTTCCACCGCAGAATCTTGGATTAAATGGAGAACGTTCGATACTTCTCTAATTGATACTATAGAGTATATTAAAACAACGCAAGTAACTCCAGATAATGCAGATAGCATTATCCAAAAAGTAAAAGGATTAATTAATGAGAGAAATAATATCACTTTCAATTCTGATTTGGGTCTTAATTTCTTTGACCCGGACGATCATAACCAGAAAGAATCTGAAAAAATAAGCTCAGGATATAATTTTATTGATAGAGTATTAGGTGGCGGCTATGATAAAGGAGGAAACTTAGTAGTTTACGCAGGAGAACAGAATATTGGTAAGTCAATTTACTTGGCGAATGATGCTGCCAATTTTGTAAAAATGGGAGTAAATACTGTCGTAATTACTGCAGAAATGGCTGCACACAAGTTCGTTAAAAGAATTGGATCAAATCTGCTATCCATAGATATTAATGAATATGCAGAAAAGGCTAAAAATAACGAATACATAAAAAGAAGACTAGAAACAGTTGGCGATGGATTTAATCCTCCTGGCCAGCTTTTCATTAAGCAAATGCCAACATCACAAGCAACAGTACTTGACATTGATGCATATCTAACGCAACTTGAAGAAGAGCAACAAATTAAAATTGGAGCAGTCATTATTGACTACATTAATATTTTATCTAATTATAGAAACCCAAATTCTGAAAATACGTATTTAAAAATTAAGCAGATCGCTGAAGATTTAAGAGCAATGGGACAGAGGCATGATTGGTTAATTGTAACAGCTACACAAATCACTAGAAGCGGATATAATTCTAGCGATATAACAATGAGTGATATTGCTGAATCTGCAGGACTTTCTCATACAGCAGATGTAATGATGGGAATTATACAAGATGATTTAATGAGAGCAAGTGATGAATATTGGCTTAAAATTTTAAAAATGCGAGATGGCGAAGGAAAAGGAACGAAGTGTAGGCTAGGTATTAATTGGGGCTACATGAGATTAATTGAAACTGAAGACATCACAAATAGCAATTTACACGGAATATAATGGAAAGAGATAAAATATTTGATAACAACTTTGAATCTCCAGATTTTGAGATTCTTTCTAACTTTTCCTTTGATCTGGATCCTTCGTGGAAGGATAATAGACCAGAAGAAGATAAAATTCATTACGAGCTTATAGCAAATGAAATTCATGAATTAATTATGGTTTCTAGATTTAAAGTTTTTAATGAAATTGATGAACACGGCAGAAATGCAAAACTAAAAAAGCTAGAAATCAATGATGTTTACGGATACATAGTAGACGAAATGGTTAAGAGATACTCTAGAATAGATTTGTTTAGTGAACTATGCATTTACTTTGACATTAACCCAACAAAGTTTTACAATTCTCTTTCTAATGTTTACAAAGAAGATTTAATACAAGAATTAGATTTGAAAACAGGGATCCTTGGAAGAAAGAACATAAATAAATTATTTTAATATGATTGACTCTAATAACCTCAAAAAAGGGGCCAATAGAGTTTGGGTCCTAGGAGATCTTCATTTTGGAGTTAGGGCAAATTCACAAGAATGGCTAAATATCCAAAAAGATTTTTTCGAAGAGTTGTTTATACCAACTCTTAAAAAGCATGTTCAACCCGGAGACGTTCTGGTACAGGTTGGCGACACCTTTGATAATAGACAATCTATTAACATTAAGGTTCTTAATTATGCAGTTAATTTATTTGAAAGGCTTGGTGAAATTCTTCCAGTACATATAATTTGTGGAAATCATGACATTTGGGCTAAAAAGACTAATGAAATTACTTCAATTGATAGTCTTAAATGGATTCCAAATGTTCAGATTTATAAAGAGCCTAAATTAATGAAGTGGCATGACAAAAACATATTAATGATGCCTTGGAGAAGAGATTCTGACCATGAGGCTGAAACGCTTGCTGAATTTCCCCAAGCAGATATTGTATTTTGTCATTCTGAAGTAAGTGGAATTTATCTAAATTCTAAAGTAAAAAATGAACATGGAACTAAACCAAATGCATACACAAAATATACTAGAGTATATAGTGGGCATATTCATTATAGACAAGAGAAAGGAAAACTACTTTTAGTAGGTACTCCATATGAATTAACAAGGTCTGATAGTGGAAACCAAAAGGGATTCGACCTAGTTGATTTAGAAAACATGGAAGAAACCTTTTTTCCAAATGACATATCACCAAAGTTCTTAAAGTATAATATCACCAAGTTGTTCGAAATGACACTGGGTGAATTTAAAAAAGAAATTAAGAATAATTTTGTAGACTTATATGTTCCTAGCAAAATAGCAACTACAAGTTCTCTGAGTGAATTAATTAATAAAATTCAAAATATAAGTAGGAGACTAGAACCTAATATCTACCAAGAAACAGATATTATCGATAAAGACTTTCATGACTTAGATGATGAAATTTATAAAAATTACAACATCCTAAACTTATGTAGCGCGTATGTTGATAATTTAACATATGATGAAGAGACGAAACAAAAGCTAAAAAATAAACTAAAACAATTGCATGACTTATGTGCATACAATCACGACATTGATAGATGAGAATAGATTCAATAGCATTTAAAAATTTTGCAAGCTATGGAAACAAAATTCAAAAAATAGAATTTGAGAATGAGTTTTCTGAGTTGTTTCTTACCCTTGGAAAAAATGGAGATGGTAAAACAACTATTGCGAATGCAATAATATTTGCATTATATGGTAAGGTTGAAGGTGTTAAATTAGGAGACCTTCCAAATAGAATTAATGGAGAGCTGTGGGTACAGATCAAATTAAAATGTGGAACTATTGAAGTTGATATTGAAAGAGGGCTCAACCCTGGGATGTTTGTCGTTAAGCTAAATGGAGTAGAGTTTGATAAGGCTGGAAAAAAGAGCGTACAAGAATATCTTGAAGAAGAAGTGTTTGGTATACCTTACCATGTATTTAAAAACATTATAATTTTATCAATTAATGATTTTAAATCATTTCTAACAATGAGTAATAGTGATAAAAAACAAATTATTGATAAAATGTTTGGATTCTCTGTTCTAAATGATATGCAACAAAGAATTAAAGAAGAAAGAAGATCTATTAAAACAGAAATTACAGCATATGATTCTGAGTTAAATCAAATAATGGAATCAATTCAATCAGTAAGACACCAGCTAAATACTCTTCTAGAAGAATCTTCTCAAAAAAATAAAGAAAGAATTACAGAGCTAAAAGAAGAGTTAACAGAACTAAATGAAAAAGCAAAAGGTCTAAAAATAGAAAAAGATGATATTACATCTTTAATAGGTAGCGTTAAAGATGAATATGAAGATGCAAGAACAGAAGCATCGAAACTAAAGCATGAGATAGAATATCTAAAGAAAAAAATAGATTTATATGAAGGTGGAAATTGTCCAACATGTGAAACTAAGCTCGATAGCGAATGGCACCATCAAAAATTAGACGAATTTAACGATATGCTTAAAAGCAATGCAGATCAAATAAAAGAACAAAAGGGCAAAATAGATGATTCTAAGAGTAGAATTGATAACCTAACAGAAAGAAAGAAAGATATTGAATCAAGATCATCGGACATAAAATATAGTATGCAAAAGCTTAAAGAAGAGTTTATAAAAATAAAAGACACTTCAGACGATACTCAATTTGAACACTTAAAAAATCTAATTAAAGATTTTGAAGAAAAAGAAAATAAAAAGTCTTTAGAATCTGGTAAGCTATCTAATGATTATCAATTCATGGAAATGGTAGAAAATATTCTAGGAGAAGATGGTGTTAAAAACTTAGCAGTAAAAACAATACTCCCGGGATTAAATACTAATATTGCGGCGATGACCCAAACAATGCACCTGCCCTTTCATATTAAGTTTGATGAGAAGTTTAACTGTATAATTAACCATTTAGGAGAAGAAATTAACCCAATGACTCTTTCTACGGGTGAACGCAAAAAAGCAGACTTTATAGTTATTATTGCAATAATTAAGATTTTAAAACTAAGATTTCCACAACTAAACTTATTATTTTTAGATGAGCTACTAAGCTCGGTTGATAATGATGGAGTGTACAACATTCTTAAAATATTAAATCAAGTAATCAAAGAAAATAAAATCAATACGTTTGTAATTAACCATACTGTATTACCACATGAAATCTTCGATAAGAAAATACAGATATTTAGAGAAAATGGATTTTCTAAGTTCGAAATAGAAAGAATAGAATAAGATATATAAAATAGAAAAAAATAATATCTAATGAAGAAACTATTAAATCTAGATGGATTTTTGAATGAATCAAAGATTGTAAAATCTACCGAATTATTTGATCCTAAGCTAAATAAGGCGGCCGATGTAATTTTAAGGTTCTTAAATAAGAAAACAGGAGCTGATTATAAGAAACTACCTTATGTACTAACACACAGCGTTGAAGGAAGAGAAGAATCTAGCGTTATGCTTTATTCTAATAACTCAGATTCTGCAGTTAGAATTGCTGGAAACTCTGGAATCCCTGGGATAGTAAGTTCTCTTTCTTATTTTTCAAAACACTATAGTGAGACTGCCGACTTTATTATAACTTCAGATAAATTCCCAATTGTTAAACTTCTAGGAGAATTTGTTAGATTAACCGATGCTGAATATGCTAAAGCTGTAGCAGAATCATACGACGGTATAGAAGAAGGTAGAAAACCAGCATATATCTTTAATAAAAAGGAAATAGCTGAAATTACAAAAATGCTTGACAGCGGAATGTCAGCCGGTGATATTTCAGAAGAATTAGATATTCCATATAGATCTATTTTAAAGATTAAAAAAGGAGTTACGGTTCCAGAGGTAAAATCTCCAATGGAAGAAGCTAATGAAAAAACTCTTGATGATAAAGTTAAGTATCTTGAAGAAACGATGCAGGATATTTATGATATTACTAGAGTTATTGGAGCAGGAGCCCCTAACATGCAATCACTATTTATATCTGGAAGAGCAGGTACTGGTAAAACATATAATGTAGAAAGAGCATTAAAAGATGAAGGTCTTATTGAAGATGAAGATTACATTTTAGTTTCAGGAGCTGCTTCTCCTATTATAATGTTTAAAAAATTCTATCAATATAGAACAAAAGTTCTTGTGTTTGATGATTGTGATGCTGTATTTAGAGATGAAAATGGTAGAAATATGTTAAAAGCTGCCCTTGATACAAAACCAGTTAGAAAAATTAGCTGGCTAAAAAAGTCATCAACTGTATTTGACCCTAAAGATTTTGAAAACGATCCTGAAGGAGAATTCAATGCACTTGAAGCCGGATTAGTCCCAAACCAATTTGAATTTGCCGGAAGAGTCATATTTATTTCTAACTTAGAAAAAGATAAAGCCGATCCTGATGGAGCAATTCAATCAAGATCTATTCTACTTGACATTAGTCCAGATGATGCAACTCTTATGGAAAGAATGAAAAAACTTCTACCGTATTTAGAGCCAACTGATATGCCTTTAAATGAAAAGGAAGAGATCTATGAATTTATGAAAAAGGCAAATGATGTTTCAATGAGAACATTCATTAAAGCGGCTGGATTTAAAAGAGCAGGTCTTGCAAACTGGGAAAGAATGGCAAAAAGATACCTATAATAAATGGCATCATACAACCTTAAATTTAACAAAGATGACAGTGTTGTTAGACATTTAGTCGTTGGCCTTTTAGCTGATTTAAATAATAAGCTAAGTTTTTATCGACAAGTTTCTAATGATCAGAGAGTTGAGGTTGACGTTCCGTTTTACTATTCAGTAACTGGAGATGAAAATTTCTTAAGAGATAACTTTCTTTTTTCTACAGCACTTGGTGTAAATTGCGTACCTGATGGAGAAAAGGCAGATGGTAATTATGACCAAGTTCCAAGAGGTGTTGTAAATATAACATCACTTAACGTAGATCCTTCTAGGTTGGTAAATAAAAGAAATCTTGGACAATACGCAGTTTTAGATAAAGATGGTATAATGCAAAGCTATGTAGCAGAATTCAGTATGGTTCCAATTACTATCGGAATTGATGTTGCTATTACACTATCTAGCCAACTAGATTTATTTAAAGTTACGGAAGCAATCATTAAAAAAATGTATCGAGCAAACTATTATAATGTAGAAGTCGGACATTTAGAAGAAGGAGTATATAGAATATCCTCAGAATATGCAGTTCCTGATGATTATTCAATGGAAAGGCCAGTTGAATTTGGATTTGGAGAAAAAGAAGACTTTAAGGTAACTTTTTCTCTTGAAATTAATTCATTTATTCCATCGTTTGATTTTTCAACGGCAAGACATGCTGGAAATAGAATGGTTGAAATAGGAAGCTTTACAAACGACCCTACCAAAGAATCAACATCACCGATACTTGGAGATAACTATAAGGTGATAGGAAGAGAGCTACCTTTTAGTGAATAAATAAATGATATATAAAGAAAATCAAAATAAAAAGATGGCAACAGTTAAAAAAAATATATTGACAGCATGCTTTAACGTTAGTGAAGAGTCAAAAGTTGTCTATTCTGCTGGTAAATACTTTGAGATTAACGAATCCAATGTAAAGATAATTCCAACTACTGGGATACTTGAAGAGTTAGAATACGCACTTAAAAACTTTAATGTTAGTGAAAATGGCATGTCCTTTTATTATGACTTAAATTCAAAGTCAATTAAAAGAGTAGTTGAAGGAGTGACTACTAAAGAATTTCAAATTGAACAAATTAATAAGTCGGTAGATGCTTTTAATAAAATCGAAGATTTAAATGAAAAACTTGGTGAATTAGAAACACTAAGAAAAAGTCATAAATTAGCAGGTAACGAAGTTGCTGTAAACGAAGCAATGGTACTAGTTTCTGATATTAAGTCAAACATTGCGACATTAAAAGAATCGGCAAGAACAATTGTATATTCATACAATGCTAAAGAAAACCAAGTATATGTAAATAATAGAAAGGTATCTCCAGATTCTCTAGCTGAAAATATGTTTGCATCAGGTCTAATTAATTATTCGGATAAAACAATTTTAAATATTTTTGAAAACGTTGTAAAACACTTTAATAAGTTTGCAGTTGCTGAAAGTCTAGTAGAAATCGTAGATGGCACAACGACAACATCAGTAATTAGACATAACTCAAATGCAATTGTATTTAAAAATAATACTGCAAATAAAATTACTGAATTTAACAGCTTTTCAGCTCTTAAAACCATTGAATATTTAGAAGAAAAAACAGGTGAAGACGTATCTTTTATGTTTAATGATATTTTAGAGGCAAAATCAAAATTGCAAGAAAAAATTGATTCTAAAATAGAAGAGACTAGAGAATTAATTTCATTCTTAAAAGACCAAAGAAATATTCTAGCAGATGCTAATAAAAATATTCCGGAAATTAAAGAAGCTGATAACTTAATTAGAACAGAAATATCTAATTTTGAGCAAGTTATTTCTATTCTAAAAGAAGATGAATTAACCAGAAACGATGGATTTACTAACGCATCCTTAGCAATGGAATATGACGGCCACGCTAAAGGCACTGATGTTAAGGTAGATGCATTGGATTATACAACTGCTGGAAAAGACGACATGATTACTGTTGTAATTGATGATAAGCCAGTAAAGGTAATGAAAAGACACGTAAATATTGAAGCTTCTGAAACTGTTTAGTATATCTAGAAGTTTATAAATCTATTAAAGGGCTAATTGGAAACAATTGGCCCTTTTTTCATATAATCTAATAAATACTATTTTAGTCGTGGCAAGAAAAAAGAATTACCTTAACAATAAAGATCTCTATGACGCAATAGTAGAATCAAAAGAAAAAGACAAGTTAACACCAACTGCTGAAAAAATGTTAGTAATGTTAGCCGAAAGAGCAATTAGAAAACTTACTTATGTAAATGAGGAAGATAGACAAGATTGTTTACAATTTGCACTTTTAGATCTACTAAAATATTGGAGAAACTTTAACCCAGAATATAAAAACGCGTTTGCATATTTTACAGAAATTGCAAAGCGAGGATATGCTAAAGGATGGAATAAAATTCACCCTAAAAAATATAAATCAACACTAAGCCTTGATCGTTCCGGAGGAACTACAGATGGAGAAGGTGGTTTATTTAACATCTAATGTCAATAAAAAACGTAAGACCTACAAATAATTCAGGGTTCATACAAGGATACTATAATCCAAAATATCCTAAAAAGTATTTAGGCAAATCTCCTATAATTTACAGATCTTCATGGGAGAGAAAGTTTATGATTTTATGCGATAATAGAGATGATGTAATCGCATGGTCTTCAGAACCTGTTGAAATAAAATATTGGTCTACGTTAGATTCTAAAGAAAGAAAATATTATCCTGACTTTTATATGAAAGTTCAAAAAGGAGAAACATATGAAGAGTTTTTAATTGAAATTAAACCATCAGATCAAATTAAAAAGCCAAAACAGCCCACAAAAAACTCTAAAAAAGCTCTAAAATCTTATAAATTTTTAGCTGAACAGTATGTTATAAATCGCGATAAATATAAATATGCTAAAAAATGGGCAGAAGATCGAGGTTGGAGATTTATTATCCTGACAGAAAAGTCACTTAAATAATGGGAGAAATAAAAAAACAAATTAAAAAACTAACTAAAGATGCTGGTGGAAAGCGCTTAGCGAGGGCTAAAGCAGAGGCTTGGTACACTCTCGGTAAATCTAAGAGAATGGATAAAACAGTAACATCAACTGGCCAAAGATTTAGACCTGGAAAAATTTATGTATTTGAGTATAAAACCCCAAAAACACAAGAAAGATTAGAATGGTGGGATGAAAATCCAGTAGTTCTTGCATTAGACCCATATGAAAAAAATGATGTAGGTATAAATTTAAATTTACTACCAATAAAAGTAAAAGAAGAGCTTCTTGATTTTGTATATGATAGAATGTCAGGTCAGATAAAGTCACAAACAATTGGAGTCAAGAGTGAGAATGCAATAGCACAGGGTCAAATAGGATTTTCATACCAAGGTGCAAAATCATTCTTAGAGAGATACGGATATGATTTTGCAATTAGACAATATATCCCAAATTTAAAAAGAAACCAAGCAGTAGTTGCATATGAAAGTTGGTCAAAAATAGCACTTTGTGATTTCATAGATTTGAATGGAAGCACTCCGGCAAAAATTAGATTTGCTTTCAGAAAACACGCTAGATAATAAGAATATATAACAAGAGAATATAATAATAACCTACCATGGCAGGATTTAAAGATAGAAATGGCCCGTTAAGCACAGGTAAAAGACCTTTTAGATTATCAGATAGTCTAAAATCACTTTCATCGTTTGGTATGAGATACGATGATCTTGTGCTTAGACAATCTCAAGCAATTGGTCCAATGGAGGACCAAATTGGTTACGGGCAAATGAACCCTCTTGGATGGGACAATGAAGATATTTATGGAGCGTTTGCTGCTCTATCAATGACAGACATTAACCTCAAAAAGAATATTCCATTCTTTGATAAGGATTATGAGGGTAAAAGACAAGAGCTTAGAAAGTTTTCATTAAATGATGAAATCGAAGATATTCTAGATATACTATGTGATGAGACTGTAGTATACGATGAAAAGAATTTCTTTTGTCAGCCTGAAATAATAGGAATGGATGTTTCTGAAGATGTTGAAAAAGATCTTAATAAGTACTTTAAACAGATTTATCAATACTTTGGATTTACACAAGATCAATCTGCGTGGTACTATTTTAGAAAATTTCTAATAGATGGGTACCTTGCCTTTGAAATTATTTATTCTCCAGATCAGAAAACAGTTATTGGATTTAAAGAATTAGATCCAGTAACATTGATACCAGGTTATAATCACGAAGATGGAAAAAAGGTATGGGTTCAATATAAAGATGACCCAAATAAACAAAGAAAATTATACGACTCACAAATTGTCTATATTTCTTATTCTTCAATTACCACAGCATCTAGGGTATCATATATTGAGAGATTAGTAAGAGCATTCAACCTCTTGCGAATTATGGAACACACTCGAGTGATTTGGGCAACTACCAACTCAAGCTTTAGAATGAAATTCATTATTCCAGTTGGTGGAAAATCTAAGACCAGGGCAAAACAGTCGTTGGCGCAATTGATGCATTCTTATAAAGAAAGTGTAGAATTCGATTGGGATAGCGCTACTCTACAGACTGATGGAAAGCCAATGCTTCAGTTCAATAAGGAATATTGGTTGCCTTCTAAAGAAGGAGAATCTCCAGAAATTGAAACACTAGGAGGAGATGGCCCAGATTTATCAGATACAGAAGCACTTAAATACTTCTCAGATAAATTAAAGCATGTTTCTAAAATTCCATATTCACGTTTTCTGTATGAAGACGGTGGTGGAGATTTTAACCTTGCAGCAGATGGTATGATTAGAGATGAAATTAAATTCTCTAAATTTGTAAAGAGATTGAGATCTGTATTCCAGGAAGTATTAGTTAAACCATTGTATATTCAAATGTGTTTAAAATATCCTGAGTTTGAAGGAGATCCACAATTTAAAACACAGATTGCTCTTAGATTTAATGAAGAGAATGTGTTTGCTGAACTAAAGAATTACGAGATAATGGAAAGAAGGCTTGATTTTATTGGACAAATGAGAGAAAGCCTATATGAAGAAAATCCAGAAACAATGGAGCAAGAATACTTCTTTGACATGGACTTCCTTGTTAAAAAATATCTTAAAATTTCAGATGATGATTTGGCAGCTAATGCGGCAGCCAAGGCTAAAAAAGAAGCAGAATCTGCCGGAGATGAGCCCGAAGATGATATGATGGGCATGTAAAAAATAAAGATAAATAAAGCATGAAACGAGTTAAACTATTTGAAGAATTTATTAAGGAGGATGCGGCAAAACCGAACCCTGATTCAGATGTTGCAGCTGATGATATTACCTTAGAAGATGGAAGGGTAATTTCTTCTGCTGAAATTGTAGGAGCTATTGTAAATTCTGAAACAGAAAAAGAACTCGAAGACTTTTTTTACGATAAATATGGTCAAAATGCATTTAAAGCTGGAGAGCTTGCCCAGATAAAGCAGCTATGGAATGAGTATTACGCCGAAGAAAAGGAAAAGGAAGCTGAAGAAGAGGGAGAAGAAGATGCTGGATCAGGTGGCGAAGACACCGGAGATGAACTAGCAGACTTAGAAGCTGAAGTATAAAAAGTTTCAGAATCAAAAGGGATATATAAAAAAACAATAAAACATAAAATATGGAAAACATAAAAGACCTTTTAATTGTCGAAATGTCGTCGAAAACTCTTTCGGTGACGGAAGGCGATTCTAAAGAGTATGTCCTAGAAGGTATTTTTGGTGAAATTGATGTAAAAAACAAAAACCAAAGAATTTATACCGAGGATGAGTATGTTCCACAGATTGAATCACTTCAACAAAAGATTAAATCGGGCAAATTATTAGGTGAGCTAGATCATCCTTCACAATTTGACGTATCTTTAAAGAATGTGTCTCATATCATAGAGGACCTATACTATGACAGCGACAACAAACAAGTTAAAGGACGCATTAGACTTTTAGATACTGATGCGGGTAGACAGGCAAAAGCATTAGTTGATGCTGGAGTACCTCTACAAATCTCATCTAGAGCAGCCGGTGCGGTTGAGTCAAATGGAAAAGTTAAAATTAAGCAGCTTTTTACATATGATTTAGTTGCTGATCCTGGATTTGAAAATGCAGAATTAAAAAGAGTAAACGAATCATATGGATATTCTGCAGAAAACGGACTTTATATTTATGAGATAAATAAAAAACAAGATAATAATCAAACACAAATTATAGAAAACAAAGACATGGCAGAATTTGTAAAATCTGACGACTTTAACAAGTATACTGAGTATCTTGCTAATGAAATTAAGTCGCTAAAAGAATCAATTGAAAAAACAGAAGTGCCAGCGACTAGTGAAGTATCTGAAAAAGATCTAACTGAAGTTAAAGCTCACAATGACCACATCGTAGAGAGCGTTAATAATCTATCAAGCTATGTTGAGTACCTAGCTGAAAAATTAGATCAATCAATTCAATATTCTGAGCATGTTGCTGAAAAAGCAGACCAAGGTATTCAATACTCTGAAGATGTTGCTGAAAAACTAGATCAATCTATTCAATACACTGAACACGTTGCTGAGAAGGTAGATAATAGTATTCAGTATTCTGAACACCTTGCAGAAGGTTTATCAAAAGTAAAAGATTACGCTAATTACTTAGCAGAATCACATAATGAAAACACTGAATCTTCTGAAAAGCTTATGGAATACATCGAGTACCTAAGAGAAAATCTACAATCTGTTACTGAATACGCAGAATATATTGCAGAATCAATTAATGAAAACCTAGTTGTTGAAGAGGAAGATCTAGACAAGGGTGGAGAAGATGAAGGAGCTGCAAAAGATATGGAAGAAATCGAAGATAAAGAAACTGAAGTTGGAGATAACTCTGAAGAAGGTGATGTTAGCGACGACGCAGAAGATGCGGCTCTTCCAGCTGAAGAAACAGAAGCTGAAGATACTAAAGTAAATACTGAAGATGATAAGAAAACAACAGATACTTCTGATGAACTTGAAGACGACCTAGAAGACGGTGGTGAAGAAGGAACAAAGGATGTTGTTAGTGCTGCAGAAGCATATAAGAGAGAAATTGCAAGCAAGCTAAATACTCTTGTTGAAGCTGCAACTAAAAAAGAAAATGAAAATCCTTCATTCTTCAAAGTAGTTTCTTCTAAAGTACAAGAAAAATACAACGCGCTAAACGAAGAAGCTAAAAAAGAAGTAAGATATAATGTTTCTAAGAGAGGATTCATGACAGAATCTCAAATTGAAGCAATTATTGAAAACTCTACGTTAATCGTTGAAAACAGAAACGCAGAACCATTCTTTATTACTGCAATGCCAGCAGAATACGCTGAAACATGGTCTTCTCTTTCTGAAAGCAAAAAGAATCAAATTTCAGCTCAAGCTAAATACCACAAATTAGAAACTGAATATCAAGTTAAAAACTTCTGGCAAACTAGAGATCTTAGAGAAACTGCTCCAGTAATGGAAAAAATAGAAATGGTTAATGAATCTAAGAAAGAAGAAACTAAAGGACTTGGTTATGATGTTTCAGGATATGCTGAGCAATTCAAAAAGAGATTCAATAAATAAGAATATATAAAACATCGACGATAGGGCGAAAGAAGCAGAAAGCCCAAGAATGTCGAATATAAACAAAAACAAAAAAATAAATCTGAAAAATGGCTAATTTATTAAACGAGGCAGAAATCAGAGGTACTTGGGCTCCAATCATTGAAGAAGCTACTGGTATTACTGAATCAAGCAAGCTGGCATGGATGTCAACTTACTGCCACAACCACAAGCTATACGAAGACGCAAACTTTATGAGCCTAGGTTCTGAAGCTGGCTTCAATAGCATGAACATCGGAGGTATGGGTGCTGTAACTCTACCAGATACCACTGCATCATTTGCAAATCAAAGAGGTTCTGGTGACAAAGCTCCAACACTACTTCCACTAGCAATGCAAGTTGCTGCACAAACTATCGGTCTAGATCTAGTACCGGTAATCCCAATGGCAGGTCCAATGGGTCTTCTATCTTACCTAGACTTTGTATACGAAGGTGGTAGAACTGATAACGATGTAACTCCAACTTACGTAAAAGTTTCTTCTGATGATGCTGCAGGAACAATCAGCGTGAACCAATACGGTTCACCAGCTGCTGATGCTGCTACATTAGTAGGTACCTCACGTCTAGATGGAATCGGTATCTACAAAATCACTGAAGCTGGTGAAGCTGCAGTATCTTCTGGAACTCCAGGAACTGTTGCTGGTCTATTTACAGCATCTCAAGGTTCTGTAGTTGTTGATCTAGTTGCTGCCCTAAACGATCACATCCCAGGATTCTCTGGTGTTGAGAACGCTGATGGTAACTTACTAGACGCAAAACCATTCTCAAGATCAGTTGGTGAAAGAACTCCAGACAAGATCATGGGTCTTTCTCTATTCAGCAAAGCTGTTGAGGCTGAAACTTTCCAAGTTGCAGCTGCAGTAACTCGTGAGCAAGTTCAAGATCTAAAGCAATTTGGTGTTGACGCAGTTGCTCAAGTTGAGGCAGTTCTAACTAACGAACTAACTCAGTCTATCAACGGTTACATTCTTTCAACTATGAGAGAAATGGCTGAATCTGGAATTGCTGATCTATCTCTAACCTACAATGGTGTTAGCGGTAATACTTACGGCGATATCAACAGAAGAGTCCTAACTCACATCCTAGCTGCAGCGAACTTAATCGCTAACAGAGGTCGTAGAGGAGCTGGTAACTTTGCTGTTGTTGATGCAAAAGTTGCTTCTGCACTACAAGGTGTTGCTGGATTCATTCCAAACCCAATGGCTAACACATTTAGCCAAGTTGCTGGCGCTATCTACCCAATCGGTTCGGTTGCTGGTATCAATGTTTACACTGATCCACGTCTTCCATTCGAAGGAGCTGTTGATGCTTCTGGAGCAGAATCTCACGAGATTCTAGTTGGTAGAAAAGGTGATGGTAATGGTGCAGGTCTTGTTTTCATGCCTTACCTAATGGCAGAAAGCGTACAGACTATCGCTGAAGGTACAATGGCTCCTAAGGTTGCTGTTAAATCTAGATTCGCTCTAGTAAAAGCAGGTTTCCACCCAGAGACTCAGTACCAGAAGTTTAGCGTACTAAACCTTGCTCTATAATTCTAAATAGAATATAGCAATATACTTGAAAGGGTCCCGAGAGGGACCCTTTCTTATTTAAATAAATATTTATATGATTAGTGTAATAATGACATCCTATCTTGGAGATTATCCAGGTGCTAGAAGAAACCCAGAACAAAAGTTTATTAGGGCTGTTAATTCATTTATTAATCAAACAATTGGGCAACAGAATTGCGAACTAGTGATAGTTAGTGATGGATGTGAGATAACAAATAGGTTATTTGAAGAACACTATCAAAGGGTTTCAAATATCAGTCTTATAAAAATGCCTAAAGAAAAGAATTCAGAATATCCAGGTGGCTATAGACAAATAGGCATAGATAATTCAAAGTATGAATACATAACATATCTAGATAGTGATGATTTTATTTTGCCAAGTAGATTAAAAGATGCATACACATCAATTGCTAATTCTAAAGAAATTATCATAATTGATGAGATATACAATATGCCAAATGTTCAACAAGCAGTTGCACGAGTTGTTAAAGAGGGAAAGGGTGAAATGTTGTCTAAATTTAATCAATTTGAAATAGAATTCATTAAGCTTAGAGTTAATTGGACTGGAGGAACATACCAACTTATTCATAAAAAAGACATCGGAGTTACTTGGAAAAGCGAGGGAGGAAGAGGAGAAGATTATGTATTTGCAAATGAGATTTATAAAAAGTACAAAATAAAACCATCTGAAAAAAGAAGACATGTCGGCGGATATGTTATATGTCATCACCCTATATTTAAATTTGATGTCTAAGATATATAGATTATAAATAGAAAACTATAGAAATGAAGTTATCAAAAAAATTAATGCTATTAGAAGAATTTGCCGATATTAAGCCAGACGTGGCAATTGACGTAAAGCAAGATTCCATTAGAACAGAGATAGTAAGTGATGTCGATACTATAATTAGAGATTTAGAGGCCCTTGCTGCAAATCTAGATAAAGAACATGTAACTGAATCAGAGTTAGTAAACGAAGGAGATTTAGTAGGATCTTTAATGTCTTCTGAATTATATATGATACCAATTATCTTAGCAGGCGGTGCTGCTGCTGCCGGAGCAGGAGTAGGTCTTGGAATATTTGCATTGATAAAAAATATAACCCAGAAGAAAAAGCTTAGAAAGGATTATGCTAAGGTTGATTCTGTTAAAATGAAAGTTGCTGAAATTGAAGTAGGTTTAAGTAAATTAAAAGGAGGAGATGAAAAGCAGCAAAAAAAGGCAGAAGCGTTAAAGACCAAAGCAAACATAATGTCTCAAAAGGCAGATGACCTTGATAAAACACTTGATTCTAAATGGGAAAAATACAAAGACTTTCTTGCAAGTCTTAGATCCCAAACTCAAATCAATGTTGCTGAAATAATGTTAAAGGGAGATTTATCACCTTCACAGAAAGAAAGATTTGAAGAGCAACTAAAAAATGCAGAAGAGAGCCTAGAAAATAAAGTTAACGCTGAGAAAGCTGCTGCCGAAGAAGCAGAGGCTAAACTAGGACCAGAAGATGAACAAATTGCAAAATTAGAAGAAGAAAAAGAAAATCTTAAGAAAAAATTAGAGTCATCTGAAGACGAGGCTGAAAAGGAGCAAATTCAATCAGCAATTGATATGGCTAATAAAAGAATTTCCGAATTAAAAGGAGAAACTCCTGCCAAAACAGATTCTGAAGAAAAAGTAGATAAAACAGATTCTGAAGAAAAAGTAGATAAAACAGATAATTCAAAAGAAGGTCAACTTAAAAGAATTGATGCTCTAATTAAAAAAGCAGAAGAATCTGGTGACGAGGCAAAGTTACAAAAAGCAAAAGACCTTAAAGCAAAAATCGAGGCTAAAGAATCCTTATTCTTAAAATACACTAAACATGGATCTCTTCTAGAAGCTGAATTAATTAGTCTAGAAAGAGAATTCGAAATGCTCTAATCTAATTTTTTACGAGCGTTTTTACGAGCCATATTAAGGAACTCTTGTCTTTCACTAAGCAAGAGTTCTTTACATTTTTTACGAAATTCAATTGAACTTTTTAATATTCTACTATCTACCATAGGTGCGCTTAAAATATCATAGTATTCTGGGTGTATAAAATTTTGTAAATCAAAATTCATAAACTTTGATTTAATAGGTTTTCCCGATATAGCGCATTTCCAATCGATTTGGTTATAGTTATTTACGAGTGTTTCCTTATCAACCGCTGTCATTTCAGAACGGTCCCAATATATTTTAATAGCAGATGAGTTTTTAATTTTAGGCCTCTGTAGTTTTAGTGCACATTCGACAAATTGATCAGATTCAGCCCATCTATACATATTTTTATGTCTAATTAGAAATTGTCTAAAGGACTTAGGTAAATATTTTAGGACAATTCCAAACCTAGCTCCTTTTCCAGAACTATTCCTAACAATATTAATCTTTGAGTAATTTATGGCCATATAATCTATTTATTTAGGAAACAAATCATCACTAGGTGAATATAATTACTAAAGATAATAGTATGCAATCAATAAATCAGTTATTTACTGAAAAGTACCGACCAAAGAATTTAGAAGAGCTAATTCTACCGGATAGGGTAATGTCTAAATTTAAAGATGGTTTAGTTCAAAATATGTTATTTGCAGGAAGTCCAGGTACTGGAAAGACATCTACAGCAAAGGCAATTGTAAATCAATTTGAACTACCATATCTTTACATTAACGCATCAACAGACACTTCAGTAGATGTGATTAGAACCCGCATTATTGATTTTTGTTCAACAGTCTCTATTATAGATAAAGCTGGTAGCTTTAAGGTAGTGATTTTGGATGAGGTTGACGGAGTATCAGACCAATTCTTTAAGGCATTGCGTGCTACGATGGAACAGTTTGCATCTAACTCTCGTTTTATTGCAACTTGTAACTATATTAATAAACTACCAGATCCGATTCTATCGCGATTTGAAGTCATTAACTTTGACTTTGATAAAGAAGAGGAGTCGGAATTGACCAAAAAATACATTAAGCGTGTGTATCAAATCTGTGGCAATGAAGATATGAGTATTGAAAAACCAGCACTTGTTGAATTTGTTCGCCGTAATTTTCCAGATCTGAGAAGTACTCTTAATAAATTACAAGGATTTAAAACACAAGGAACAAACACTATTTCTATTAATGATGTAAAGAGATTTAATTCAGTATATAAAGATGTGTTTGAACTAGTGTTTAATGAAACAGATCCTACTAAAAACTATCAAATGCTGGTTAGTAACTATTCTAACAGAGTAGATGATGTTCTAGCAGCATTAGGCGCCGAATTTATTGAATACATACAACAAGAGAAACAGCAAAGTGTTAAACACATTCCACAGATTATTGTAAATGTTGCACAACACCAAGCACAGCGAATTCATGTAATTGATCCAGTAATTACAATGTTGAGCTGCGTATATTCTCTACAGACGATAATAAAATCATAAAAAATATCACACGGATTTTTTTATGTCATGAAAAATGATTATATTAGATCTGTAAAAACATAGAATATGAAAGTGGGAAAACACACACTACTTATTGATGGCAACTATTTTCTATTTAGTAGATTATTTGTATTGCCTAGACCTAAAGGCTCTAAGCTTTTAGGAGATACAAATTCAAGATCGCAATTTATGCGTAAGCTTGCTATTGATTTTGCATCTGAAATGCGTAAACTACAAGGATTTGTAGATGATGTTGTAGTTGCGGTTGATTCTAAATCATGGCGAAAAGATTTGTATCCTGAAGCTAATTATAAAGGAACTCGAACACAAGACGACTCTGTTGATTGGACAGCTGTATTTGAAGTATATGAAGAATTTCAAAAAATTCTTAAAAATCATGGCGTAACAATACAACAGACACAAGGCGCTGAAGCAGATGATGTAATTTTTGGATGGTCAGTTGCTCTAAACGATCGTGGAAAATCATGTATTGTATGGACTGGTGATAGAGATCTAATTCAACTAGTCAATCATTCAGTTGCAAACGATGCTCACACTATTTGGTTCTATAATTCTAAGAAAACCCTATATGCATATCCTGGATTTAAATCCGATATGGAAAAATTGGCTTCTGAAAAATTAACAGATGATGAAATGCTCTTTAATATGGGAGGATCTCACATGTCACGCGATGATTATCAACTTCAAATCTTAAATTGGATTCAAAAAAATAAAATTGAAGTCATTGATGTTGATTGTGACGAATTTATCTTTAAAAAGATTTTAATGGGAGATAGCAGCGATAATATTCCTTCTGTAGTGACTTGGCAGAAAGAAATGAAAAATGGTAAATTGCGAAACTACTCCATTACTGAAAAGATGGCAGATAAAATATGGGATCAATATGTTAAAGAATTTGATAGCTTTGAAATTGATTATCTGTTTTCCAATGAACAAAAATCAAGATTGACTGAGATTATTTATCGAGTAGTTGCTAAGAGCACTGTCGGTTTAATTAAATCTTCTCTCAATAATAACATATCCCTCATGTTATTGCATAACCGAATTATCCCAGAAGCAATTCAAAAAGCTATTTTTAAAGAAATTGATGCTGAATGGGAAGGTGCAGTAGAACATTTTAGTAGGCTTTTAGATAAAGATAAGATTTTAGAAGGAACCCATTGGTTAACTGGATCTTCTGCTCCAAAGGGAACTGATGTTTTTGAAGACTTTGATATTCCTCAAGAAAATAAAAAACCTCTTAAAAAAGTTGGTAAAAAAACTGAAACAGAAGTGAAGCCAAAGACTAAAAACTTAAATAACTTATTCTAATGAAAGAACTAACATTACAGGATATGTTTACTATTGATGAAATACTCACTGAGGCCGAGGCATATTCTTTACGTTTTGAAGTTCAAAAAACAGCAATGTTTCTTTATGATGAGAATAAAGATGATGAGTATTATAAACTGGTAGATGCCTACTCACAGGCATTTAGCGAATGGATTAAATAAATGCTAGACGAAACGAAACTATTTGACTTTGTAAAAATTCTATTTACAAAGCCAAATGAATATAAAAAAATTAAGCAATTAAATAAAAAACGACATCACTTCATGATTAATCGTTTTTTTGCAATTAAGTATCCGGCTAATGCCGAATTATTTAATATTAATGGCATTAATGGTGCTAATGTAGTTGAAAGCTGGTCTATGGTTGCTTCTCGATTTAAAAGTGTACCTGGTTGGATTTACACTAAAACAAAAAGGTCAGTAAAGAATGAAAAAGATAAATATATTCCAAGCGATATTGCGGTAAAGCTTTTTATGGAAAAAAATGAAATTGGTTCTAGAGAATTTCAAGAACTAAAAACATTTGCAAAAGATGAGCTTTTTTCAGATCTTCAAAAAATAGAGAAGCAAATAGATGTCTACTCAAGATAAAGATATATTCACAGAAATTGTCGATATTGTATTACATAAATATAATAGTGTAGACTCCAAGCTCTGGGGCTTGGTTAAAAGAAATGATAATCACCGAAAAATTAATGAAAACTCTGTTTTAATAGGAGTTGATGATTTTAAAAAGATTATCATAGATAATTTTAAAAATGAAATTAATGCGTTTAATGCTGTAGAAGGAGCACTTGCATACAAGGAAGCTACATCTGTATATTTTATATGGAAGCTTTTAATAGAAATGGCTGCTCTCAGGTGGATTAAGATCAATTTAATTAAAAATGCTAATTACTCCAGAATAGTTGAAGTAGATGAAATTAAAACAATTAAGTTTTCTATAAAAACGGTTAGAGGCACATTTAGAACATTCGATCATTTTAATAAGCATGATTTACACTTAGTAAATTCAATTTTAGTAAATTCAAAAATCTTACTAAAAGATGAACATTACAAAAAATTAAGGCTATCAGATTTTATTTCTAAATTAGATGTATATTTAACTTCTGTAAATACTAGTGAAGTTGCACAGGCAATGGGTGTTTTTGCAGAGGCTCTAGAGCCTTATGAATTAGATAATCCAGAAGTTCTCATTATTACAGATTATGATTCAGATATATAAAGAAAAATATCTTGAATCTTATGTCAAAAATCGGAAAAAGAGAAGGGTTAGTATATCTAACAGTTGGGCTATGGGTTCTAATGGGAATATTAGGAGCCTTTAGAGAATCTGATTTAAAAGATCTTGCAGTTTATTTTGGTTCATTAACAGCGTATGTTGCAACATATATATGGGGAGAATCAAAGAGACCCTCTGAAAAAAGTGGAATTTTAGAAAAAGGGCCAAGTTCTCGTAGAGAGATGATGATTTATGTTGTTGTTAGCTTATGGGCAATTGCCGGAGCAGCAGCAATATGGTTTAAGTCGGATCTTAATGATCTAGCAGTGTATTTTGTTTCTTTAACTGGTTTTGTTGCTAGCTGGATTGCTGGCGAAGTATTTACTCCACAAGATAAGATTAAAAAGTAATGGTTAATAGTTTTACATCAAATCAGATTGGAGACTCATTTATTGCTAAATTAAGAGAATCCTATTCAAATATAGTTCAAGTATCTGATTGGACTATAATTGCGGGTGTAAGTAATCCAACAACTGTTGGAAAATTACGGTTTCTTACAGGTTCTCAAAATGTTACAGGAATTAGTACAAATCTAAATTTTCAAACAGGTGATAAATTTATTATAGGAAACTTAACATTTAGAGTCAATCAAATAATAGATTCTAATAACTTTACAGTCGACCAGGTATTAGACGCTACCGGTGTTGAAATAGACACTACTTCTCCAATTACTGGAGATTTTATTTTTTACTTACCGGAAGATTTAAATAATTATTTTACATTCCAATATAGATGGTCACAGAGTGAATCTATAGATGGTGGTCAGTTTAGTGAATTTTCTGAATTAAATAAAAATACAAATGCTGGAGATCTTCTAGCAAAAACGTTCGACGATACAAAGCCACTTTGGATAGACGTTAGGGCTGAAGTTGAAAGACTTTCAAGTGGATCTTCAATCTCTCTACTTAGCATAACATTTGAACTACAAACAACAGACGGGCAAATTATTTCATGTCCTAACTGGTGTGAAGAATGTACAGATCCATATGCAATGGACGGTTGTGCAAATATTGTGATTGATTGTAGCGATCCTATCTGGAATCCATACAATTTAAAGAAACCAACATCTGTTTATAGACAATTAAGCTCACTTGCTAATAATATGTGGGGACATGAAGTGCAATACTTTAGGGTTGAGCCAGATAATAGGAGTAGAGATGTAATACTAATGGAATATTCTCTATACAATGTTGTAGATGAGGCGAATATAAAAGTTTTAGTCCCAGATAATGCATTCCCAACAAGAGAGTTTAATTTCGACATATTTGGAATGGACTTTGAAGAATTTGAGATTCATGTTTTAGGAGAAGCATTTACATCTGTGTTTGGGTTAAATAAGACACCTAATAGTAGAGATTATCTATATTTTCCTATAATAAATCGAATGTACGAAGTTAGCAGTGTAGCATTGGCTGATGAATTTAATCTAACAATGACATACTGGAGAGTTCAGCTTAGAAAATATGAAGAAAGAACAAGTTCAATTCACACCGATACTGTAATCGAGCAGCATGTTGACGATTTAGTAACTGGAATTGAAGAGGTATTTGGCGAAGAAATTGAACAAGAAGTTCAGAAAGTAACCAAACCGCAGCAATTTAAGACAGTATATCAAGAATTGGATGATTCTATAAGATTTAGTAAACATCCTACACTGCAAATACAAGATGCTGAAATTAGAAATAGATGGACTCTAATATCTAAAAATAATTATCAACTAAATCAAGTTGAATCTGGTGAAAGGTTTGCATTAACATATAACGCAAAATCACAACTCGCTGAATCAAATAATTTAGCATTAACAGGTTGGATTAGACCACAATTTAAAACAGCAGACACTGAAAAATATGTATTTTTTGATGGTAGATCTGAACTAGATTTATCTAATGGTCTTTCTCTTGCAATAAGCCAAACAGAAATTGAAGTTTCTATAAATGGGCAAATAAACACATTTACACTTCCAAATCAGCTAGAATTTAATGTGTGGTATGGATATGTCTTAAATATAAATAATACATCTAATCAAGTTGGAATACATTTATATAGATTAGATCCTGATTCTAACAAAACTTTGCCACACCAAAAAACAGGTACATTTAGTAATTTTACAACCGAATTAATAAATCTATTATCACCTGTAAGCTGGGATGCCGGAAAAGGATGGAGCCTTTCGGCATCTCCAATAAATATGACAAACATTAGAGTATTTAAAAAAGTAATAGAAGATGAGCAGCATATGAATGTGTTGCAGCAATATGTTGTCAGAGATTCTGATTTATCAATTATAACAGATAATGCAATCCCATCGATTAGATTAAGACAATACAGTAACCCAAGATAATATTGATACATATCTTACTAACTTAAGATTTATGAGTGAGAACCGAAGTATAAAAGATCAGGCTGATGAAATCCGCCGAGAATTGGATGATTTAATTGGGGATGATGAGTCTCTTGATATAGAGACGGATCCTACTGATAGTGCAATCGTGCGACAGCCGACATCTCTTCCTTCAGTAAATTATGCAGATATTAAATCAAGATCAACAGATAAGGCTAAGAAAACAATCACAAGTCTAATGAAGTTCTATCTTGATTCAGATATAATTGAGAAAGATGAATATATTCAAGCTAAGAAAAAGATGGATGAGATGACTATGTCTTCTTTAATCTATCAGCTTCAAGCTGGTGAAAGAGCACTGACAACACTGTTAGAAACTATTGAAGCAGGAGAACTTGCACCTCGAATGTTTGAGGTGCTAGCAACACTCCAAAAATCAATGCTTGATATAATTAAGTCACAGACAATGTATTTAATGGCTGCTGAAGAATCAGCAAAGCGAATTGCTCGCGATATTGAAATCTATAAAAAGAGAGATGATATTAGAGAAATTGAAGAGAGTGGAGGAGATTCTGGAAGTAGAAATATCCAAAGAGGAACAAAAGATTTAATGGCAGCAATACAGGCAGGTATTAAGAATGGAAACAATGAAGATGATATAACAGATATTGAAATAGACGATACTGAAGAATAATATGAAGGCAACATTTCAATTTATAGGTTTAATTATGGCTGGGTTAATGGCTATGTTTTCACCAATGCAAAATATACAACACGGCGAATCTATGTGCTGTGCAGAATGTGCATTAAAAAAAGAAGATGAAATTGAAATCGTTGATGAATTTGAACAAACTACCGAAGAATGAGTGATTATGTAGGAGATAATAGATGGATTCCTAAAGAAGAAGGAGACGTGCAATCTGATCGCATTGTTTGGTCAACTAAACAAATCAATGATCTACTGCTAGCACTTGACCAGGGTTATCGACCTAAGGTTAAGATGCCATTTTATGAGGGTAAGCAATTTCTTAGAAAAGGTAATATCGTCTTTGAATATACTGATGATGAAATTGCAGAACTTGCAAGATGTGCAACTGATATTGTATATTTTGCTGAGAAATATGCAGTTGTAATGACAGATGATGGTATTAAGCGTGTAAAATTACGAGAATATCAAAAGAGAATGCTACGTAATTTTCAAAGTGAAAGATTCAATATTGTACTTGCATCAAGGCAGATGGGTAAAACAGTAACAGCATCTATTTATAATGCATGGTATGTCACATTCAATACTGATAAGAATACTCTCTTACTCGCAAATAAAAGCGATACAACAAAAGAAATCATCGATAAGGCAAAAGTTGTAATTGAAAACCTTCCATTCTTTATGAAGCCGGGCATTATTAAATACGACGTAATGAATGTTCGTTGTGATAATGGATGTCGTTTAATTGGTCAATCTACTACAGCAAAAGCCGGTATTGGTTTTACTATTCATAATCTGTACATTGACGAGTTTGCACACATACATCCTTCTATTGCTGATTCGTTTTATGAAAATGTTTATCCTACACTTTCAGCTTCTAATGTATCAAGGCTAACGATTACCTCAACTCCAAATGGTTTTAATAAGTTCTATCAGATTTATGCTGCTGCGGAACGCGGTGATAATGAGTATAAGTCAATGCGAATTGATTGGTGGGAACATCCAGAGCGCGATGATGCATGGTACCAAAGAGAACTTGGAAACCTTGGTTCAATTGAAGCATTCAATAAGCAATATGGTAACGAATTTGTAAGTTCTTCAAATCTACTAATGGATCCTGTAGACATGAAAAGGATGAGAAAGAGGATGAAAAAGTACATACACCACGACTTAGAAGAGTTTGAAGACGTTGGTATTGATATTGAAGGATTTTTAGAATGGCATCCTGATTTTGATCTAGAAGATGCTAGATATAGTAATAATTATTGGCTATTTACAGTAGATATTGCAGAAGGAAATGGAGGAGACTATTCAGTCATAAATATGTTTCAAGTTTCTCCAATGGACTTTAAAGAAATAGAAAGTGTTCATTCTCCAGGGGCAATGTATGATTTTTTTAAGTTTAAACAAGTTGCCAGATTTAGAAGTAATGAATTAGTAATAGAAGATTTTGCAAAAGTTTTGTATATTTTAGCAATAGATATTTTCTATAGTGAAAATGTAAAACTAGTCATAGAATATAATACATATGGATCTGTACTATTTCAATATTTAAGAACTGTCTTTCCACAAAGAAATGATTTTGATGAAGAAATGCTAGTACGATTTAAACATAGACATGATAGCAGAACTTTAAAACCTGGAATTAAAATAAAGTCAGATAATAAAGCAATATTCTGTCAAAACTTCTCTAAGTTGTATAAAAATAATAGAATGGAAATAACGGATGAGTTTACAGTAGGAGAGGCAAGCTTATTTGGAACTCTTCCAAATGGAAGTTATGGTGCTCAAATGGGAAATGACGACTTAATAATGAGTTGTATAACTGCCACTGAATTCTTCAATACGACTGACTATGCTGACTACATCGAAGAGCTTTTAGACGTAATAGACCAAAGTATACATGCTAAAATGGAAGAAGTGCTTTATAAAGATTCTCAAGATGAAGGAGATCTTCAATATGATATTTATGATTTATTGAAATAAAATCAGATTTTTAAGATATATACTATAGAAAAAAAAATAAAAAAGAAAAACTATGGCATTAAGTCCTCAACTACAACAATTCAAGAGTTCAGGTGTCTACCGTCTTGAATTTGACAAATCACAAACTGTCAATATCCCAGCAGAGACTATTAGGCTTGTAGTAGGTCACTCTAAGAAAGGACCATACAACACGCCAGTATTTGTTGAAGATACTGAGACTTTTATCCAAATTTTCGGATCAATTGATAAGAATTTGGAAAGAAAGGGAATGTATTTTCACAGATCTGCAATTGAAACTCTATCTAGAGGTCCAATTATAGCACTAAACCTAACTTCTGCTAACGATACTGATAAATCTTACTGGGTTTCTCCAACAACAAACGGTTCCGAACAAGGAAACGGAGCAATTGATGGAGATACTCTATACAAAGATATTTTTAACAGAGATAAGTTTTGGATTCCAGAAGATGAAAAATTGCTAAATATTGCAGGAAACACATCTTCTCAATCTAATAACGCAATCACATTTACAAATATTAAACAAGAACCTATTACAGTAGTAGTTACTCAAGCTGGAGATACCAGAGGATTTGATGTAACTGCAAGAGAATGGTATGGCGAAGGAAATTCTCCAGAAGGAGTTGACGACCTAGACTACATCTCAGACTACATGGTAGATGTTTATGTATTTAAAGGTAGATTTGTAACTGATGAATTAAACAACGATCCAACGTTTGGAAACTACTTTAATTCAAATGGTATTATTCCTTCTCAATTCGGAGCATTTGCAAACCTAAGAGAAGTTTCTTTACTTGCTAAATACACTGGTTCTTTAATTCCTGATTTCCAAGATAATGAAGGAAGACAGTACTATATTGAAACACTTATTAATTCTGAATCAAGAAGAACTGGTCTTTTTGCAGCAGTTAATGAAGATGCTCTTGATAGAATTGATTTTGTAGGTGAAGCATTCGATATTTACCAAGATTACGAACTACTTTCACACTACCTAGTACAGCAACAGCCTCAACAATTAAATGACCCAAGAGACGGTGCATTTGAAAATATTATTGAAGTTGCTGGAGATACAATGTCTATTCAAGTAGGCTCTGGTGATTTTGCAACAATACAGCAAAATGGATTAGTAGCTGGTAATTTCTTATATTCTGACGTTGCCGGAGAATATTCTCAAATCTTATCAGCAACACATGATGGAGCAGGACTTGCTACTGTTATTTGCGAAGAGAATATTAGCAAATCAAAATATGAAAAATTTGATGCTGAGGCAAACGATGCATCTTACTCACAGGCTGGTTTTGCTGGAGTAAACTTAAATCTAACATATACTGGAGCATTTGCAGCTGGAGATTTAGCAGCTGGTAAATATTTAGAAAGTTCAAATGATGGTGAATTTACCGAAATCTTATCAGTAACTGATGATGGTAATGGATTGGTTACTATTGTTCCTGTTGGAAATGGCCAATTTTCTGCAGATTTAGCAGATTCACAAGCAGGTACTTTAACTTGCTACGATCAAGCAGACCAACTATTATTTGATGTATTCCAAATTGGAGTAAATGAAAGAACATTCTTCTTCCCATCTACAGTTAACACTGGGTACGGATGGACTTTTGAAAATGCAGCAACTGCTGGAGAATTTAAGTACACTTACACAGTAGCAGCAGGAGCACAAGAAGATACTTCAATTAAAGATAATATTAAAGTTGGAATGTATCTTCCAATTCAAGGAAGTGATAAACTTGCAAGAGTTCTAGAAATTAGAAGAAAGGCAGAACTAGGAATAAATGGAGGATCTGATGACAGATACACATATACATTTATTTGCCACAGAGACGTACCTGCACAGCCTGAATATGCATTAGGATCTTTTAATGCAGCATCAGACGCGTACAGAGCATTCGTACTTGAAGGTTCTGAAAATAGTGAAAAAACTATTGGTGAATTATTAAATATGCTAATTCCTGGAAATGGAGTATCTAATACGCTTGCGGATAAAGATGCAATAACATTTAGATATTTAGTAGATACCTTTGGATCTTACGAGCCAGCAAATGGTCTTTTAAATAAGAGACAATTTACTATGCTTGCCAAAGAAAGACAAAACATATCTGCAATTCTAAATGCACCTATGGTAAAAGAGTTTAAAGCTTCTACCGATCCATCATTTATCGATGAGAATACTGGAGAATTTAAAACAAGTTATATTCCTACTGGAGGTAACTTAAACCTAAATCCACAGTCATTATATACATTACCTTCAATTAACGATGGTGCAAGTTATGGATTTTTCTATGGACCTGGATTAAATGTTGTTGAAAACGGAAGAACAAGAGTAATTCCACCAGCAGCATACGTATCAAATAATTATATCGATAAGTATTCTGATTCTCTTCCATGGTCAATTGTTGCTGGTCCAAGACGCGGCGTTGTTTCTGGAAGTGGAGTTCAAGGAATTGAATATGCATTTGATAAAAATGATAGAGATAACCTAGAGCCATTCGGAATTAACCCAGTGGTATTCGAAAGAGGAGCTGGTATTGTTGTTAAAGGTAACAAAACATCGCAACAAACTATTCAATCTGCCCTTTCTTCAGCACACGTAAGAGAAGTTCTAATTTATATCGAAGACGGTCTTGCTGAAATCTTAAGAAATTACTTATTTGAGTTCAACACTGCACAGACTAGATTAGAAATTAAAACTCTTGCGGACTCATTCATGGAATCAGTTAAGAAAGATCAGGGTGTATATGACTATAGAAACATCATGGATTCTACAAATAATACCAATGACGTTATTGATAATAACATGGGAGTTTTAGATACATATGTTGAACCGGTTAAAGGTCTTGAAATTCTAGTTTCTAGAGTAACAGTACTAAACACTGGAGAAATTCAAACTGGTAATTTCGCATAATCAAAGGATATATAAAATAAAGAAACAAAGAATATGGCTTTACCACATTATAGAGAAGATCAAACAAGTAAAAAGAATAAACACTTTGAGCCAGTACAGGCGAATCTATTCGAAGTAAGTATACTTCCACCAGACGGAGTTGCAGGTTCTGATTTACTTCTACAACATATCAATTCAATTGGAGGTTTAGAATCTCTAAACCGTGAAGTTGCTGCAGTTGAACAAAAGTACAAGTTTGCAACACGTTCTTATGCTGGTATGCCAGATGGAACAGCTCACGACATTACAGTTAACTTTTCACTTAACTTAAATGATTCTAATCAAGCATACGTTTATAAGACTTTAAGAGAATGGTATAGAAAACAATACAATCCAGAAACCGGTGAAATGGGTCTAAAAAAGGATTATGTTGGAACTATTGTTGTTGTGCAATTTAACAGATCTGGAGATATTTTTAGAAAAGTAACTCTTGAAGATTGTTTTATTACTTCGGCAGTTGGGTTTACAGGTACACTAGATTATAGTAACGCTGAACCAGAAGCATTAGAAATCACATGGAGATGTGATACTTATGCTGAAGAATTAAATTAATTACAATAAAAAAGGGAAGGATCCCAGGTCCTTCCCTTCTTTTTGCACAGAAAACATATTAAAATATCAATATATTATGTCTATAAAAAATCATAAGTTAACTAAAAAACTTCAGGTTCTTTTAACAGAAGATGAAGTCAATCAGGTTAATAGATTAATATTAATGGAAGCTGTAGAAACTGAATCTAGACCTGTTTCGGTGAGTGCTTTTATAAGAAGTCTTATACAAAAGGAATTAAGTTCTAATGTAATAGAACAGAAATCAATAACTAAAGATCAAATTAGAAAAATTAGCAAAAAATGAGCGAAGAAGTAAACAAGAATAGCGAGGAAATCGCTAGAGAATTAGATGCTAGAGAAATGAAAGCATTTTCAACACCAACCGATCAAACTGAAGCAATGGAAGATGTCATTGATCGTCAGGGACTCGGTAAAGTAAACATGGACAAATTTAAGCCAGATAGTGCTGCCGCTCCTGATTTAGTTTTAGGATGGCATGAATTCCCAACGGCAAGTTTACCATCTGAAGGTAAATTTTACCCACAAGATGCTACTATCAAAATTAGAGCGGCTAAAGTTGCTGAAATTAGACATTTTTCAACAATCGATGAGACAAACTTACTCGATGTTGATGATAAACTAAATGCAATTGTTGAATCATGTATTCAAATTTCTTCAAAAACAACTAGAATGTCATATAAAGATCTTTGTGAAGAGGATAGATTTATTTTAATTCTTTCAATTAGAGATTTAACATTCCCAGAGCCTGAAAATTCTTTAAAGGTAGATTACAGTGGAAAAAGTGGTAAGAAGTATGAGGTTGAAATTAAGAGAGATTACTTCGATTACTTCAGAGTTCCTGCAGAAGTTGAAAAATACTACGACCCAGTACTTAGAGGATATTTAGTTAAAACTAAAACTTATGGAGAAATATTCATGAGACCTCCATCAATTGGTGTAATGCAAGAGGTTACTAAGTATATTAAAGAAAGAAGAGATAACGATCAAAATATAGATCAATCTTTAATTCAAATAGCACCATATGTTGCTTCGGATTGGAGAAGATTTAATCAAAAGAGATTATTTGAACTTGAAGTTGAAATGAATGGATGGGATAACAAAAAATATTTATTGTTATACAAGCTTGCAGAAAAAATTAAAGTAGGGATTAAACCAGAAATGAATGTTGTTATTGAGGATGAGGAGGCCTCAATTCCTATTAACTTTCGCGACGGCATCAAATCTCTTTTCATTGTTCAAGATCTCTCTGGAGAACTTCTTTAAAATTAGGTTTTATATCTATAAACACCTACATATTCAGCCAAGTGAATTGGATAGAATGGATTACTATGAATACCATTATATCATTAAAGATCTTGCAGAATTTATTAAGAAGGAAAATGAAGCCCAGAAGGGTCAACAAGAACAAACAAACAGTGCAATGGGTAATATGAAAGTACCTAATATAAAGGTACCTAAGATGAACATGCCAAAAATGTAAGAAAGGGGAGAGTAATCTCCCTTTTCTTGATATATAATACTAGAGTATATCTGCAAATATAAATTTTACCAGTGGGCGGAAAAGAATTATTAACACTACTATCTCCAATGAATAAGCTATCTAAGGTAGCTGAAAAGGTGGAAGAAAAGGTAGAACTTATGTATGAACTAAATGTTCAAAATCTTAAAAATGCAGAAGTACAAGTTAGTGAACTTTCGCAGCAGACTGTTATTCTTAAAGACATTAGAGCAATTCTTAAGAATGGAGAAAAGAAATCTAAAGACTCTAAAGACGGTGATCAAAAAATGGGATCTTTTGATGGTCTTAAAAAGTTAGATAAAGGAACAATCGGTATAGCCGCGCTTGCAATGTTAAGTATAGGTGCTGCGATTGTTGCAACTGCATTTATGTTTTCTTTAATACCTGCACTAAGTCCTATGCAGATTGTGACAGCAATTGCAATATCTGTTGCATTTATTCCAATGGCCATCGCTTTTGTTAAAATAGCAAGTATTCTGCAAGGAATGAAAGGAACGACAAAGGCAAATATTGAAGGTATACCTCTTCAAAAAACAGACGGAAGTGGAATATTCCAACTTGCAGCAGGTACATTAATTTCGATGCTTGGCGTGTCCGCTGCAATAGTTGCCACTTCATGGTTAATGAAACTAATATTACCAGTTTCAGGTGCTCAGTTAGTGACTGCAATTGCTATTGCGATTGCATTTGTTCCAATGGCAATGGCATTTGGTAAGATTAGTAAAGTTCTGTTAAAAATGAAGGGAGTTACAAAAGCAGGTATTCAGGGAATGCCTTTCCAGAAAACAGACGGAAGTGGAATATTCCAACTTGCAGGTGGAGTATTAATGTCAATGATCGGAATGTCAGCGGCAATTACAGCTTCATCTTGGTTGTTTAGACTAATATTACCAGTTTCAGGAGCTCAATTAATGACAGCAATAGGTATATCTCTTGCATTTATTGGATTATCATACGCATATGCAAAAGTTGCGGTTGCTATTAATAGGATTAAAAGTAAAAATCCAATTAACATAGGAGGTGGAATTTCTTCAATAATGCAAACAGTGGGTACTGGAATATTAGCACTTGTTGGATTTACAGCCGCGGTTGCTATAAGTTCATGGGTAATGCAGTTAATTATGCCAGTACATCCTATACAATTATTAACGGCACTTGCAATATCTGTAATTTTTATACCTGCAGCATATGCATATGTAAAAATATCTAAAGCTCTTAAAAATCTAAAAGGAGGTAAAACTGGAATCGGACCAGGTAATATATGGCAAGCAATGGGTGTAACATTATTATCAATGGTAGGTATTGCTGCTGCATTAACATTAAGTTCTATGATAATGCAGTTAATTATGCCAGTTCAACCAGTCCAACTATTAACAGCTCTTGCAATCGCAGTCATAATGATCCCAGCGGCATTTGCTTTCGGTATTCTTTCAAAATCACTAAGAGGAACTAACATTAAAAATTTATTGTTTACAACCGCCGGAGTAGCTCTAATTGCTATTGGATTAGTTGCAGCAGCATGGGTATTTACCTATTTACCATCTGCATTTAACGCACCGCCATGGGAATGGACTCTTAAAACAGGATTGGCTCTTGTTGTATTTGGAGCGGCATTTGTAGCACTAGCATATACTGTTGGAAAGCTTCCAATAAAAGATATTTTATTTGGAGTTATTGGTGTAGCTGCAGTTGCAATCGCGATTCTCGCAACTGCATGGATATTTAGTATATTACCAAGCACCTACTTAGCACCTGATATAGGTTGGTCATTAAGCGCAATGGTTTCAATTATCCTATTTGCAATTCCAGTAGGAATAATAGGAGCAATAATTATGGCAACTGGTGGAACTGGTTTAGCAGCCGTCGCTCTTGGTGTAATTGGAATGATTATAATAGCAGCTGGTATATTAGCAATTGCATGGATTTTCTCATATATTCCTGCAGGTAAGCTAGCATCTGTTGCTAAGGGATTAACCGAAGCAATTCTAGCACCTATGAATGGGATTGTTGATGTTCTTGTTAGAATAAAAAACGAATTAGGGGTTGAAACCCTAATACCTTTGGCAGTAGGAATTATTGCAATCTCAGTTTCACTTATGGCTCTTGCTGGAGCAACAGCAGGAGTAGCAGCGGGAGGATTATTATCTTCAGTTGCAAATGTTGGTAAAGCATTTTTTGATGGAGTTGCAGGATTCTTTGGAGCTGAAAAATCAAAAGGGCCGATGGATATTCTAGAAGATCTTGTAAGAATGGGACCTCGAATAATTACACTTTCCGAAGGAATGGATTTACTTGCGGGATCATTAGGTAGAGTTATAGGATATGCAACATTAGGAAATATTGAAAAGATTAATAAGATTGTAGATTCTGTAATTCTTACAGATATGGGAATGCAATTAAAAAATGGTTTTTCTGTAAGTGAATATTTTACAGCGTATCCTAAATTCCTTCATGATGTTGCTAAAGGATATGATGCTATTAAAATTGCTCAATCTGGAATGAACGTTGAAATTTTAGATAAAACTACCGAAATGGTAAAAGCGCTAGCATATCTTAATGAAGTTGGAGGTGATAATGCAATGGCAAAACTTGGAGAATCTTTAGTTAAGGCAGTCGGTGAGCTATCTGAGATGATAAAGAATTTTGGAGGAAGCGTAGATGCTCAAACAGAATCAGGTCAAAAAACAGCAGGCGCTCTTGAAGGAGTTGCAGGTAAACTAAAGAATTTAGTTGGTGTTGGTGGAAGTTCATCAAGCGGACAATCTCCAGTAGGTAATTTTGACAGCGACGAAATCGTATCGGCAATTGAAGATCTACAAAGAATTATTAAAAATCAAAAATCCGGTGGATTATTTGGATAATGCCAGGAGAAGAAGCACATTTTAATGCGCCAAGTAGCGTACTAAGCCAAATAAACGGAGCTGGGTCAACAAACCCATCAGTATCGGGTACAATGGGAACAGATACTACAACTGGAACTAATTCAAAAACATCTTCAACTGAAGATAAAACTAATAGTTTTAATAAAGAATATCAAACAACCAAACAATCTGAATACCAAGATCCTTCCACTGCGTCTAACAAAGAATTAGGAACCATAAAATCTGCACAGCCACCAAGTTCACCAAATACAAATGACGTTGAAACTAGTGCAGAAACAAGTGGTGAGGTTTCAGGTAAGAATATAACGGCAAAGGTAAATACTTCTGAAAATAAAAAAGATAGACAGAGTAGTGATAGTGAGCAAGGTTGGTTAGAAAGACAGGCAATGAAGAAGATTTCATCTTCAATGTCTGATTCATCTGATAAAGTTGGTGATAATAAAGAAACTGATAATAGAGATACTGATACTTCAATAAAAAAGAGTAAAAAACCAGGCGTTGGAAAAGTTCCAGCATTAGATCAATCTAGACCTTCTCCACCTGAAATAAATCCTACAAGACCTACACCAACCCACCCTAAATCTTCTTCAGGTCCTTCTCCAAAAATACCTAAACTTTCTACGCCTAAATTCAATATTCCAAAAATGAAACTAAGGTAACTTTAGTGATATAAGTATCAAATAAAGTTATTATGATTACAACCACTCATTCAAACTATAATTCTTCTACGGTCAAGTCAGCAACTTACAACGTTGAACATAAGACGCTAACAGTTCATTTTAGCCACGCAACATATGTTTATGAAGGTGTTGAGCTAACAGACTGGAATCTTTTTAATATGGCAGATTCACAAGGCAAAGCTTTGAATCAATTTATTAAAGGTAAATACGAGTTTAATAAGATTAATGAAACAAAGCAAGAGCAGGCTGTATAAGTAATAAATATGCGCCGTTAGCTCAGCTGGATAGAGCATCTGCCTTCTAAGCAGACGGTCACAGGTTCGAATCCTGTACGGCGTACTAATCCCAGACGTGTATTCAATATGGCAGATTTAAACGCAATAATTATTGATAATTTTTACGACGATGCAATGTCTGTTCGTGAAATGGCTCTTAATATGGAATTTGAGGTAAATGGTAATTATCCAGGAAACCGAACAAAGCCCGCATATACCGAATCAGCAAAGCAACTAATCCAGGAAGCTATTCGGCCAGCAGCAGGCGAAATTACTTATTGGCCCGATAGTTATACTGGATCGTTTCAATTTACCACAGCTAGAGATCGAAGCTGGATCCATGCTGATAGCGGAACAACTTGGGCAGGAGTAATATATCTTACCCCTGATGCTCCGCTATCGGCTGGAACTGGTCATTTTAGACATAAGGCAACTGGCCTTGATAAGGCGCCTAAGAATCCTGACGGTACTGTCAATGAAGAACTTCTTAATGAGATTAATAAAGATTCTCAGGATATGACAAAGTGGGAAATGACAGATAGGATAGCAAATAAATTTAACCGTCTAATTTTATATCGAGGAGATCTCTTTCATATGTCTCTTGATTATTTTGGACAAGATAAATACGATGGAAGACTTTTTCAAACATTCTTTTTCAGTACGGAATACTAAGCCGGAAGTTCAATTTGTTTATTGGGAAGATTCATGGAATGTTCCCACTGAAGAACATCCGAAAAAAGATGAAGAATAATTTTTTAATTACATTTTTTTTTATTATATTAGCTATATGCTAAGAATAACATTTATCAGCGACACGCACACTAAACATAGGCAATTAGACTTGCCAGGTGGAGACCTCTTAATTCATGCTGGAGACATCATGAACAGTGGTTATAGTGCCTATGAGATTCAAGACTTCTGTAAGTGGTTTGAGTCTCAGGACTATGATGTGTGTGCCTTTATTGCCGGTAACCACGATCGCATGTTTGAGAATGAACCTGAAAAGGCTGCTGAAATCGTCAATTCTTATGGTGTTGATTATATGCAGGATAGTGGTTTTGAATATGGTCTTTTTCCAGATGAAATGGTTAAGATCTATGGTGTCCCTTGGCAGCCTGAATTTTACCACTGGGCGTTTAATTTACCTAGGTGCGGTGAAGAATTGGCTAAAGTTTGGGAAGATATTCCAGAAGGCACTGATATTTTAGTCACCCATGGCCCTCCTCAAGATCATTTAGATGTTAGTGGGCCACCATGGAATACTCCACATTTAGGTTGTGAAATCTTAAGAGTGAGAGTAGATAAAATTAAACCAAAGATTCATGTATTTGGCCACATCCATGGTAGCTATGGGTATAAGTTCCACGATGGTACCCACTTTATTAATGCATCTGTTCTTAATGAAAAATATGACATGGTAAATAAACCAATCACTGTTGATTGGGATCCCAAAACAAATCAAATAGAATTTATATGAAATATGTAAGTATAGACATCGAAACCACAGGACTTAATTTAGAAACATGCCAAGTCCTCAGTATTGGGGCGGTTATTGAAGACACTCGCAATACTAAACCACTTAATGAATTACCAATATTTCACGGAGTTATAGTTAGTGAACATATTTCAGGTCAGCCTTATGGAATTAACATGAATAAGGATCTAATTGAAGACATTGTTTATTATCAAACCTCGAATGATAGTGAGCGTTTTGATTTAGAAAAACTAAAAGGTGTAAAGTTTTATAAGAAGGATACTATTGTTAAGGCATTCTACGATTTTTTACTAGAAAATGGAATTGAACCGGATGGAGATGTGGTACATATCACAGCAGCCGGAAAAAACTTTGCTACATTTGACCTAAAGTTTTTAGAAAGACTTCCAAGGTGGAAGCAATGGATTAGAGTTCGACAGCGTATTATTGATCCTTCTATTTTATTCACTGATTGGGATAACGATGAAAGTCTTCCTGGATTATCTAAATGCAAAGAGCGATGTGGATTACCTCCTGAGGTTGCACACGATGCTGTAGAAGATGCAATGGATGTTATATCGCTACTAAGATCTGAATATTGTTAATAACTTTTTCACTTCAGATTTTTTTATTTGAAATATTTGTATTATATTAGCTATATAAGTTAAAGACAAATCAACATGGCTAAGAAGAAAACAGAACAGAAGGTAATTGCGGTTAAACGTCCTAAAATTGGAGAAATCTATGAATTCTGGTTTGCTGGTGGAAAAAGCATTGGAAAATTAGTAGATACTCAAGATAAATTAGCCGATCATTATGGTGAGCCTTGGTTTAAGTTTTTTGTTCCAAAAGGAAAAGATACTAACCGAGATATGTGGTACCCTGTTTCTATTTATGCTATCGTACGCAAGGTAGAAAACATTAAAATTGAGGTACCTGAAAAATAATTTGAAAATAATTCACTAAAAGTTTTTCCGTTTAAGAAAAAAGGTTTATATTTATACTGTAATTAAAGCTATAATCAATATGAAAATTAATCAATTCGACCGTTCAAATCTTCGTCAAATCAATTCAGAGATTGAACAAGCAATGAAAGAAGTTGCAGCAAAGTATGGTTTAGAAGTAAAAATTGGAAACACTCGATTTTCAAGTAGTAATGCATCTTCTAAATTTGAGCTGATGACAATTTCTCAATCTGGAGAAGTAATGACTAAGGAAGCACTAGACTTCAACCGATACAAGTCATACAAAGGAATCCGAGCAAATCTGGGTGATTCTTTTCAACTTGATGGTAAAACATACACCATCACAGGATATAAAGCCAGAAGTCACAAGTACCCTATCCTGGCTAAATGTACCGAAGATGGTAAAACATATAAGCTTCCTATTAATCTTGTAAATTCTAAAGTATAATGAATTTTGAAGTTATTCGCGATAAAGAAATCGCACTCGATAAGACTTACGGAACTTCATTGAAAGGATATATTAGAGGAGTTAAATATTCCGAACTTATTCGAGCAATTGGACAACCGACATTTGTCGAAGAATCTGGAGATGGAAAGATACAATTTGAATGGGTAGTAAATTTTAATGGAGATACCTATACCATCTATGATTGGAAAACATATGATGTTGAATATACGATAAACGAACTCGACACTTGGAATATAGGTGGTCACTCTATAGCATATGATTTTATTGACCATGTTGAGAATTTAATTAGTCCAAAAAAGAATGCCTGAATTAGCAGAACTTAAACTAACCGCCGACTATATCAATAAATCCTCAAAGGGACGTACTTATAACGGTATTAAAAAGAACCCAGCGCACAAGGGTGAGTTATTTGAGGTACCATATGCTGAATTTAGCATTAGTGCAAAGAGTCGTGGAAAGGAGATGGTTCTCTACATCCATGACATATTGACTGAAAATACTTTACCAGTTCGATGGACAATGGGAATGGCTGGTCACTTCAGACTTTCTAAAACTGGAGAGGAGAATAAACATGCACATATGATGTTTACATCAACCGATGGTTATACCTTGAGTTTTGTGGATGTACGTCGTTTTGGTAAATGGAAGCCAGGTTTTGAATGGTCAGATAATCGAGGACCAGACCCGACATCTGAAGAGGAAGCATTTAAACAAAACATTTACGATAACTTACACAAGCGTGAATTTGATAAGCCACTTAATGAGGTACTAATGAATCAAAAGTACTTTAATGGGATCGGCAATTATCTACGCGCTGAAATTATCTATCGAATGGAAGACCTATATCCATTCACCGATACTAGATATGTGATTGAGAATCGCGGTGATGAGTTGTTTATGCTATGTAAAGCAGTTCCAGACCTAGCATATGTTATGGGCGGTGGAGAAATCAAGGACTGGAAGAATCCATTTAAGAATGAGACCGACTACATGCGAACACGTTCCGACTTCTTTTTATGCTACGGAAATGAAACAATGTCGCAAATTGTGGATAAAACAGGTAGAAGATTTTGGTATCATCCTAAATGGGACACTATTGATATGAACTCTGAATGGGACCATTATTCAGGATTACCAAACCCTAAAGCATACGAAAACATATGAAATTAATACTTGTAGGAAAAGCAGCATCTGGAAAAGATCATTTAAAAACTAAACTTCGTAATAAGGGGTTTATTGCTGGAGTAAGTCATACTACCCGACCACCTAGAAAAGGAGAAGTTGATGGGGTAGACTACCATTTTATTAAAGAAGATGAGTTTCGACAAATGATAAAAAACAATGAATTTGTTGAATATATGGATTTTAATGGCGGACTATATGGTCAAACCAAAGATGATTTTGCAGCAGCTGATGTCATGATTATGAGTAAAGAAGGATTAGATCTTTTACCAGATGAATATAGAAAACAATGTATTGTAATCTATTTAGATATTGATCGACTTACCAGAATTGAAAGATTAAATCATCGAAAAGATAATAACGACACAATGGCCCGTAGACTACAGGCAGATGAAGATCAATTTAGAAATTTTAACGATTTCGAAATCCGGATCAAAAATAGTGATTTTTAAAAAACAAATAAATAAACTAGAATTTTAATTTTTATAATATGAGTAACATCGAAACACTTACACAGCAACGAGCTGAACTAGAAAAAAAGGTTGATGAGGTTCAAGTCCATCATGCCGAACACCTCTTTGAAGTTGACTTTGAAGACCGTAAAACCGTAAAATTGGTGATGGATCACCTAGACAAAGGATTTACGTGGAAGACTCAAAATGCTGCAGTTATCGTAACTTTATACGATAACCTTAAAAAACAGTATAAAGAATTGGCAACTTCTGATTCTAAAGAAACAGAAACGGCAGTAGTTTCTTTGCGAGCACATGAACTAAATGGACTTTATCAAGCTCTCCTTTCAGTTGAAGGAACTGGAGTTGAGAATGCACGCAGGTTCATTAGAATGTTAACCCTTGTCGGAGAAACAGTTACAAACGCAATGAAGGTTCTTGGTGAAATGAATCAAGAAATTAAAGATCTTCATGTTGAGCTTTCAGAACTAGATTCTCGAATCGATGAGCTAGAAAAAGCTAATAACACTGAAGTTGTAGAACCGGTTCTAGAAGAAACCGAAACTACGGAAGGATAATATCCTTTAGACTACTATTCTACGAGCGGATTAATTTCTGCTCGTAGATATTTTTATTTAAAATCATTAGACCTCATGAAACGATTTGTTATTTCTAACCTACAATTAGGTAGACCAAATGCAATAGATAATTATGATCGACCTTTCGATAGTGTAGATCAAATGGATAGTCATATAATTAAAACATGGAATGAGGTAGTTGGACCTGACGACTTAGTTTATCATTTAGGTAATTTTGCATGGGATCCTAAAACAGCAGCAACTGCGATAGACAAGCTTAATGGAACTATTTGGTTTATTCCAGGAGAACATGATAGTCCAATTATTGAGCTTGCAACCAAGCAAATGTTAATTAATGGAGCTGCGATTAAGCCCCATATAATGCCTCTTCATAAAATGAAAACAACAATCTCATATTGGCCTCTTAAAGAATGGCCAAATAAAAGAGATGGATATTGGTCTCTTGTTGGCCACCCGGATAGGGCATATAAATCAGATCCTAAAGAAATGACCATTAACGTCAGTGCTGATTTGTGGAATTACAAGCCCCAAGATTTAGAGCATATTCTTGGAATATTTCAAGACTTGTAATTTTTTTTAAAATTTTTTAAGCCAGATTTTTTTATTTGAAAAAAAATGGTTATATTTGTATAGTTCTTTTAAACAAATAATCTTATGAGCAAAAACAATCAAAAATCCTACCGTCAATTGGGTCAAGAATTCTTCAACACCCGTTCTGAAAAATCTTACAATGCACTTTATCAAAGAGTTCGACCAGGACTTAAAAGTTACATTTGGAATATTCTTAAAGATGAAGAAGCAGTAGAAGATGTATTGGCTAATACTCTTCTTAAACTATGGACTAAAATTGATCAGTACAAACCAGAATATCAAATTACTACATGGCTGTACCGTATTGCTTTTAACGAAAGCCTTGGATATATTCGAGAGCGTAATAAAAAATATAGTCTAGATGGCATGAAAGATTTGGGAATTGAAGTTAGCCAAAATAAGTCTTTAAACGAGACTCTTTCTATGCTGATTGAAGAAGCCGATCAAAAATCAGAATCAGATTTTTGGGAAGAAGAAAATGACTTGATGAATCGATATAACATGGCTCTTCAACTCATGAATAATCTCAAACCAATGTACCGCGATATTCTTGAAGATCGACTAATTGGAAAAATGAAGTACGAAGATATCGCAGAAAAATATAATGTACCTCTTCAAACAGTTAAGAATCGAATTCGTCGCGGAAAGTCTCTAGTTGCTGGTGGCTTGAGCTAGAATGGAAAATAACAGTTCTATAAAGTATATTCCAGATCTTATTAGATCACAACATAGGAAGGATTTAAATAATTACATTTCTCCTATATTTTGCGGTGGCCTCGGAAACAATTTATTCCAAATGGCCACCGCAATATCATATTCTATAGATTCAGGATTTAATTGTATTTTTGGTTATTGGAGTTCTTATAATTCTATTTCTAAATTACCAGAAAATCATAATTCAGAATGGGCAGGAAAGCCAAATCCTTTTTTTTCTAAATGGGCAGGTTGGAAATCTAAAAATGATTTTAACCTTAAGGATTTATTTCCAAAAATAGAATGGTTTGATAATTTAGACTGTACTGCGAATGGTGATTTTTCTACAATAAAGGAAAGATTTGAGTGGGGTTTTGATTTTGACACCGGAACTGAAGGAATTTATAAACCTCTTGATATTCTTCCAGGTGAACAATTCTATGGATATTTTTTTAATAAGAAATATTGGCACCATAATAGGAATCAAATATTAGATATTTTAGCATTTGATCCTCATAGAGTAGAATATGTAAAATCAAAATATTCTAAAGTTTTAACTGAGAAGCCAACAGTTTCTCTTAATCTTAGGATTATCGATAAAAGCGTAGCTTCAGAATCTGAAATGTTTGAGAGAAGTAAACATTTGGAACAATCGGAATTTATTCAGAATGCTGTTAAGTTTTTTGGAAGAAATCATAGATTTATAGTTACTTCTAGTAATTGTGAAGTTGCGAAAAACATGATATATTCTAATAATGACTTAAAAAATTACGATTTTTATTTTATAGATGAAGATTTTGATATTCAACTAATAATCTCAACGATGTGTAAAAATCACATCCTCACGAATTCTACATTTTCATTCTGGTCATGTTACCTAGATAAAAATATGGAAAATTCTGTGGTTGTTTTTGACGAGAGTTTTGAAACACTACATTCTAAAGAAATGACCCCTATTGAATGGATAAAATTAAAAACAATATGAAAAAGAACAAGAAATTCCTTTATGATTATTTAAATGCATATGCACCCGTAGCACAAGAAGCCGAAGGTCAATCTGTATGGACTAATTATATTATGCCTTATTGCGATGAGGTTCAACAAGACGCATATGGAACTGCATATGGTATTCTCTATAAATCAGACGGCAGGGTAGATCCAAAACGAGTTGTGATTGAGGCACACTGTGACGAGATTGCATGGATTATTACACATATCGAAGAAAGTGGAATGATTAGAGTAAAAAGACACGGTGGATCTGATAATATGATAGCACCTTCGAAGACTGTAATGATACATACACACGATGGTAAAAAGGTTAGAGGTCTTTTTGGATGGCCGGCAATTCATACAAGAGATAAATATACATCAATGGGATATGACCAGCATGAATTATGGGTAGATACTGGCCTTAAAGATAAAGATGCAGTAGTTAATGCTGGTGTTGAGGTTGGTAACCTAATAACATTCGATACTCAATTGGAAGAGATTGGAGACTATTATGTTGGAAGATCATTAGATAATAAGATTGGAGGTTACATTATAGCGGAGGCACTTAGAAAGATCTCTGAAGATAGTATTAAATTGCCTTATGACCTTTACATCGTAAATTCAGTGCAGGAAGAAGTTGGGCTTCATGGAGCTAAAAAGATTGCTAAGCTTTTAAAAGCTGATCTTGCGCTTGTGCATGATGTTTGCCATAATACTAATACCCCTAAAATTGATAAGGCCAAAGATGGTGACAATAAAGGAGGAGAAGGTCCTTGTCTAGAATATACGGCACAAAACCATCGTAAAATTAATCAAATGCTAAGATCTATTGCTAAATCTAAAAATATTCCAATTCAATTAACAGTTGGTTCGATGGGTAATGACACAATGGCATTTTTTATGGAAAATACGCCAACTGCAATTTTAGCAACCCCTCTTAAATACATGCATACCACTGTAGAGATGGCACATAAAGAAGACGTTAAATCTTGTATTAAATTATTTGTAGAATTTTTAAAGAATTTAACGCCATCTCAAATAGATGAAATTAATGCACGATAAATATTGAAACTTTTTGATAGTTTTTACTATTTAATATGTTCTTTATTTATTAGGAGAGGTGGCAGAGTGGTAATGCAGCAGCCTGCTAAGCTGTGATCGATCTTCGATCCCTGGGTTCGAGTCCCAGTCTCTCCGCGAAAAAAACATTGCTAAAAGTTTTCAGATTAAAGAATTTTGATTATATTAGCTATGTAGTTGTAGTTCTTTGAAATGAAGGTAAATTGATCTCTTAGCTCAGTTGG